ATGAAGCGCAAAGGACCAATTCAGACCATACGCGAGGGCAGCACCTCGATCCCCATCTACCGCACGTCCACCCGCACCGGAGAGACCTTCGTTGCCGTTTGGTACGAAGGCTCAGACCGGAAGCGGAAGGCGTTCGTGAATCTCAACGACGCGGCCGACTTCGCCCGGAAGCGAGCCAGGGAGCTTGCCCGGCTCGGTACGACCACCCTCACCCTCTCCGGCGAGGAGATGCTGGCCTACAGCCGGGCCAAGACAGCAATCGAGCCGCTCGGGATCGACGTCGATACCGCAATCATCGAGTACGTCGCAGCCAAGAAGCTCCTGGGTCCGACCTCGCTGGTCACCTCAATCCAGGACTACCTCCGGCTTTGCCCCGCCACCCTCAAGGCCCCGCCGGTGCGGCAGGTCGTGGAGGAGTTTCTGGCTGCGAAGTCCGCAGCCGGTCGGAGCGAAGCCCACCTTCACGACCTGACCTGGCGACTGAAGCAATTTGCCGCCGCGTTTTCCGTTCCAGTATCGGACATCCGCGTGGCTGATGTTGAACGGTGGCTCTCCTCGCTCAAAGTGAAGGGCCGCACCAAGAACAACAGTCTCGCATCGGTGACGAGCATGATCCGATTCGCCGAGCGGCGCGGGTATTTGACTCGGGGCCTGATTGATCTGAGCCAGATCGACCGGTCCCGCGATACTGGAGAGATCGGCGTTTTCACCCCCGACGAACTCCACGCCCTGCTGCGCTCGGCGAGACCGGAGATGGTCCCCTACCTCGCCGTGTGCGCGTACGCCGGACTCCGGAGTGCGGAGGCCAGCAGGCTCGATTGGTCGGAGATCCACGACGACCACATCGACGTGAAGGCAGCCAAGTCGAAGACGCGACAGAGGCGGCTCGCCCCCTTGCTCCCGGTCCTTGCCGAGACGCTCCGCCCATACCGGCAGGCCTCTGGACCAATCGCCTCGTTCGCCACGATCGAGAACCAGATCAAACTGGTTGCGAAGACCGCCAAAGTGACCTGGAAGCGGAACGGCCTACGCCACTCCTTCGGAACCTACCGAATGGCAATCCTGCAAAACGAGCAACGGGTCGCGCTCGAGATGGGAAACACCCCCGGAATGGTCTTCGCCCACTACCGAGCCATCGCCACCAAGGAAACCGCTGAGGCTTGGTTCGAGGTTTCTCCTCCAGTGTGAAAAACGTGTGAACAGATGCGGATAACTTTGTGCCGCAATGGTATACCCAAATTACCCGGGATTAGTTAGGATGATACCCATCGTGAGTAGCCGAACGCCAGATGTGTTCGTGTCCTTGCCTAGGGACGTCGTTGAGGGTCTCTGTCGCATCGCCGACAGCCCCGAAAAAGGAATTCAAAGAATCGCAAACAAGCTCTTTACTGGGATTGGCAAGGGTGATAATCACCTTCCTGTCAACGAACCGAGCGATGGCAAACCAGCGAAAAAAGGGTCTCAAGATGATCGGAGCCTTCGTGGACGAAAAGGTCCATAAGGCTCTGAAGGCGGAAGCAAAGCGGCGGGGCATCACCCTCGCCGAGTTGCTGCGCATTGAGATCGCGGAGATCGCTGAACGTGAACAAGCCGCAAATGAGCAATCGAAGCGCCCGTAAGTTTTTGCCTCAGGGTGATAATCACCCACCTAAGTCCCGCGATGGCCTCGTGTTCGTTGGGACATGGATTCCGGCCGAGCAGCACCGGATCTTGAAACAGGCCGCAAAGGACAACCGCCGGAGTCTCTGTGGGCAGGTCGCGTACGAACTCGGGCAAAAGTATGCCCAGGGGTGATAATCACCTATACAGCCATGCAAACATCCAAACCCACCGAAACAGCGGTCCTGTCGCGCAAGGAGGTTGCTGTCCTGCTTGGTAGGCTCCTGCGGTCGGACGGTGCCCCGCTGACCGTGCGGAGCGTCCACAACTGGACCCGCCGCGGGTTGCCCCGGGTGAAGATCGGCGGCGTCGTCACCTTTCGAGAGGACGAAGTGCGCAGGTGGGTCAACGCCCACCGGGAGGGTTCGCTCCTGTGACGCTGCTTCCTCCAGCTTTTCCACTGCTCCGCAACGCCAAGGCACCATCGCAAGGGTGTCCGGTCCCTGGGTCGGGATCGGATCAGGTTGTTGACTCACTCGATGCCGAGGCGCGCGGGGCAGTGGATTTCAAATTGCGGGCAGGTCGGGGACCTGCACGGCCTCATAAGCCGAGCCAGCGCGGTTCGACTCCGCGGCCCGCTACCAACTTTCGACGCAAAGCCCCCGGCGACGGCCGGCACGACCGCTTGGCGTCCGGCTACTCCGGAGTCGCAGGGATCCCGTCGCGGCGGATCCTCCGGAGGTTCGCTCAACGTCCCGCGAACAGAATCACGGGACCGGTGCAGGCCTCACCAACCGCTTCGGCGGTCGATGGCCGGACGGCGGGAAAGACCGCAGGGCTCAGGAATCGCGGAAGCGGGGTACGGCAGTACCAAGGGCATGGAATGGCCTACAGCCCCGCAGCCAGGCGGACCAGCGCACGAAGGGGCCACGGTGCCCAGGCGCGCAACCGTTCGCTGGCCACCGGTGCCGGTGTGAATCTGGCTCGTGTTCACCTGACAGCCTTTTCCCTCAATGCGGTGCGACCCGGCTGTGATACCGGGACCGGACGAACTCCTCCGGGCACGCCGTTCCCAATCGGCGGCACCGCGCCCACCCCGAATCCCAGGCGCGATGAACGCTGAAACCCTGACCTTTGCCGCCGGCCTGCTTGGCCTGTCCGCGTCGCTCGGGATTGGACTCCGCAGCCCAAATCCGCCCCCAAACCAGAACCGCCGACGCCACAGTCTCGGTCGCCTCCTGCTCCTGTCGGGCAGCCTCCGCCGGGTCCGTTGATTTCGCCCCCTCAACCATCAAACACCATGAGCGCAAAACAACCGGGTGCCTTGGCACCCATTCCACCGAAAACCGTCGCCGCCCTCTCGGAGGTCTCCGTGCGAGCAACCGCCGCCTTCGGCCAGGCGAACACCGGAGACCAGAACGTCCTGACCGCCCTCGACGTCGCCGAGAGCGTCGATCAACTCCGGCACCTGCTCGATACGCCTGAGGTCATGGCCCGCATCGAGGCGTTGCAAGACACGTCCATCGGGTTCCGTACGGACTCCGACCCGAAGGTCTGGAACAAGAAGAAGGGCGCGTTCAACCCGCGCTACGAGTGGCCCGTCGTTCGGGACTGTGCGCTCGAAGCCGCCCTCCGGGGGCTGCAATGGGTCGGCAATCAATTCAACATCATCACCGGGCGGATGTACTGCACGAAGGAGGGTTTCGAGTACCTCATCAAGCGGTGCAAGGCCGTGACGGAGTTCCGGCCCGTGATCCAGGTCCCTCGCATCGCCAACGGCGGGGCCATTGTGGAGTGCTCGGCCACTTGGAAAATGTCCGGCCAGCCGGTCACGTTCGCCTCCACCATCCCCGTCAAAATGGACGAGTATTCCGGGGCTGACCAGATCATCGGCAAGGCGACCCGGAAGTTCCTCAAGAGGTGCTACGAGCAGATGTCCGGGATCTCGGTCCCGGAGGCCGAAGCCGAGGAAGGCGCGCCCCGGATGGAGGGCGCTGCCGAGGCAACGTCGCCTCGCTTCCTCGGGACAACCAAGGCCGCCGGCCGGACCACTGCGCCCGACGACGACCAGATTCCGGGTGCCGAGGTTCCGCCATCGACCGCCAAGGCTCCCACTCCGCCGCCTGCATCCTCGTCGGCATCTCCCCAGGAGCAGCTTGCAGCCGTCATCGTCGGTGCCGGGTACAACTTCGACCAGTTCCTGGTCTGGGCCAAGTACGACCAGTTCATCCCCGAAAAGGCTGAACTGTCCGGATTCGACGAAGTGCCTGTCGAGGTCGCTTCCCGGTTGCTGCGCTCCCAGCGCGGAGTCGTGTCGAAACTCGGGATGTACGTGGCGAAAGGCGGTGCCGTGTGAGCTCCCCCAGCCAGTCGCAGATCGCAGAGGCTACCCGCGAGAAAGCAGGAGCCGCCATCAACCGCATCGACCAGATCGCCCAGCACTTGGCGGGCGTTGTGCCCGCCCTCGTTCGAGATCTCCACGACAAGATCACCCAGGCCATCACCGCCGTGATCGAGGATTCGCAGGACGCTGCGATGGAGGATCCCCCGCGCACTGTGAAGCCGGTGCTTACCATTCCGATCTCGGTTAAATGGAACCTTGACGGGCTCACCGTTGAAGTTACCGCCAGCGTCAGCACGAAGACGACCGCCGAGGCGTCAATCGATCTTGAGGACCCAAATCAGCCCGGGTTGCCGGGTTTGGACGACTCGGCCGCCACGCCCGACGCGGTTAGCAACTTCGCGCGGCACCTGGCCCAGGTCTCCGGCGCTGATTCGGTCACGGTTTCCGCAGGTGACGATCGGTTCGTCCTCGCCGGAAAATCGACCCATCACACCCGGAAGGGAGGTTCCCGATGAGCGACGAGCGCCGGAATCTACCGTCGGCCTCCTCGGTCCACCGCTACGCCCTTTGCCCGGGTTCGTTCCTCTTGGAGCAGCAGTTCGGTGAGGACAAAGGGGGCCAGGACGCTGTCATCGGCAACCGGATCCACGCGGTGCTGGCAGGCGAGACTCAAGAGCTGACGGACGACGAAGAGCGGACCGCCGAACGGTGCCGCGAGCTCGAAGGCCAGGTCCTGGGCGCAGTCTTCGACGGAATGGTTCCCAACGAGATCCGCGAAGAGCGGCTTTGGGCATACGACGACGACTTGAACCGCAGTTGGTCCGGCAAGCCTGACGTCATCTATCACGCAGGCAACCGAGCGCTTGTCATCGACTACAAGACAGGCCGGGGCGATGTCGAACACGCGACCGGCAACCTCCAACTCCGCGCCCTCGCAGTGCTCACGCACGAGCACTACGGGGCCACCGACATCACCGTCGCGATCATCCAACCATTCGCCAGTCCACCCCTCACGACGTGCCGGTACCAGGCCGGGGATCTGACGCAGGCGGCCACCGATGTGCACGCGCTGATGAACCTCGTGATCGTGCCGGATCAACCGCGGGTGCCTTCCGCGTCGAGCTGTCGCTACTGCAAAGCCAAGGCTGTGTGCCCCGAAGCTCGGGCTCTGGTCGAGACCCTTCCTCAGCAGGTCAGCCGTGACGGACGCGAGATGGTCGTCACTCCCGAGCGCATCGCTGAGTTCCTCGAAAAGCTCCCCGCTGTCGAGGCAGTGATGGAGGCCGTCCGGGCCAAGGCTCGCCGGTTGCTCGAGGCTGATCCCGCATCCATTCCCGGGTGGCGTTTGAAGCCCGGGGCCTGCCGAGAGGTCATCACCGACCCCAACACTGTGTTCGCCCGATTCCTCGCGGCAGGGGGCACCCAGGACCAGTTCATGCCCTGCGTCACCCTCGCCAAGACGAAGCTGAAAGATGCGCTTCGGGCAGGCACCGGGAAAAAGGGCAAAGGGCTCGACGAGGCCATGGACACGCTCTTGGCTGACTGTACCGAAGCGAAACCCTCCGCTCCGTCCCTAGAGCGGGTGAAGACCGAGGAGCTATGAACCCGGACCCGATTCTCTGGACCGCGCTCGGCTGCATTGCCCTCGCGTGCGTCCACCTCTGGCGGAGGGCGAGACGATGAGCACCACCACGCTCGCGCTCTCAGTCCGCCAGCCGTGGGCATGGCTGATCCTGCACGGAGGGAAGGATGTTGAGAACAGGACCTGGGTTACGAAGGTCAGGGGGCCGATCCTGATCCACGCCTCGGCAGGCATGACCCGCGAGGAGTACGAGTACGCCCGACGGTTCGCGGACTTCGTGAACGGGCACACGTGCCGATTCCCGGCCATCGATGAGCTGCAGCTCGGCGGAATCGTCGGATCCGTCGAGATTGTCGATTGCGTCCCATGGTCACGCTCTCTGTGGCATGAAGATGGGTTAACCGGCTTCGTCCTCCGAAGCCCGAAGGTTCTCCCATTTGCTCCCTGTAAGGGGCGCTTGGGATTCTTCCACCCGGAGATCCTACCATGAGCAGCGGACCTCGCTTCCCCAGGGCAGCCGCCCTCGCCGCGGCCAAGGAAATCGTGGCCACCCTCGAACCCTCGTGCTCGGAACTGATCGTCGCTGGATCCCTGCGGCGGCGGAAGCAGGACGTCGGCGACATCGAGGTCGTGTTCATCCCCCGGACCGTCACGATGCCGGATCCCGAGGACCTGCTTCGGACGCCAAAGGAGTTCGACGCTGCCGAGCTTCAGATCAACGCGATGGTTGCCGCCGGGGTGCTTGCCAAGCGCCCCAAGAAGGACGGCACGTTCACCTGGGGATCCCAGATCAAGCTCGCCGTCCATGTCGCGTCCGGCATCCCCGTGGACATGTTCGCCGCCAACCCTGCCAACTGGTGGTGCCTGCTGGTCTGCCGGACCGGGTCCGCCGAAAGCAACGTCGCGATCTGCAACGCCGCCATCGCGAAGGGCTGGAAGTGGAATCCGTACGGGGCCGGTTTCAGTGATCGCGAGAACCGGCTTGTTCGCCGGGTCACATCGGAGCGGGACGTCTTCAACGCCGTCGGCCTGCCCTACAAGGAGCCTTGGGAACGATGAGCAAAATCATCAAACAGCAGGAGTTCCTCGTTGAGCGGTTAAGCAGGCGAGACAAGGACATGATTGACCGCGGATTCCGCAGGGCCATGTCGAGACGCGGAATTCGCGTCTGGAGCTTCGGGGAGCAGGTCGCCGCTGGCGCGCGGAGCGGGAAGGCGAAGAGGGCGGCTAAGGAAAGTCCTGAAGCCGAAGAAACCGAGGAAGGCGAGGAATGAGCGCGAAACCCAGCCCTCTCGAAAAGCGGTTCTCGCTCTACTGGCGGGCGGTGAACGGCGCGCCTCTCGTCGCGGAGCACAGGTTCCACCCCACCCGGCGCTGGCGCTTCGATTTCGCTCACGTTGCGGCCAAGGTCGCGATCGAGGTCGAAGGGGGCCAATGGACCAACGGCCGCCACAACCGCGGGGACGGCTACCAGGGCGACTGCGAGAAGTACAACGAGGCCCAGATCTACGGGTGGGTTGTGTTCCGCCTCACCGGTGCCCAGATCACCGTTCCCGAGATCGAGCGAATCCGGGATTTCCTGCTGACTCGGATCGCCTCAATCCAATCTCAAGCCCCGGCCGCGGCAATGCCGGGTAACCAAGCCGCCTCCTGACTTATGGCATGGATCGAATCCCATCAGTCTCTCGGGACTCACCTCAAGCTCCGCCGGTTGGCCCGCGAACTCCGCGTCCACCGGGCTCAAGCTATCGGCCATCTGCATTTTCTCTGGTGGTGGGCCTTGGACAATGCGCCTACGGGCGATCTGTCCGCGCTCGCCCCCGCAGAAATAGCCGAAGTGGCTGAATGGCCGGGCCCCGGGGACGTGTTCGTCGCCGCCTTGAAGACCTGCGGATGGCTAGACCCTGATGGAATGATCCACGACTGGATGGAGTACGCCGGATTCCTTATCCAGCAACGGGCGAAGGACCGGCAGCGGAAGCGCGACGCCCGAAGCAAGCCCGTCCAACAGACTCCCGACGGATCTCCGAGCCCTGTCCGTCGGACGTCCGGCGGACATCCAGCGGACGTCCAGCAGACGTCTGCCGTACCCAACCCAACCCACCCCACCCAAGATGCCTTACTTACCCAACGGGCGCGCGAGACCTTCCCATCGCTGGCCGAAGTGCAGACGGAGGCGGAGCTGCGCGGTGTCCCGCCGGTCGTAGCCGAGGCGTTCTGGAACCACTTCGAAAGCTCCGGCTGGGTGGACCGGCACGGCAACCCGATCCAGAGCTGGCGGCCAAAGCTCCGGAAGTGGTGGACCGACGAGCAGCAGCGCAGATCCCAGGACCGCAATGCCGGCCGGGCCGTCGGCGGCGAGCAACGCGAGATCCAGGAGCGGGTTCAACCGCGCATTTTATGAGCACCACCCCCGCAGAAGTCCTGCCCGCCTTCCGCAACATCCGAGTCATCTCCGACCGCGAGGCCGCAGAGCGAAGGGCGGCCGAGGAACAGCAGGCCAAGAGGCGCACCGTCGAGGCGGCGCGACGCCATTGGAATGCTCCGGCCCGGCACGCCGAGGCGAAGGTGCAGTTCGAGGGCCCGTGGGCTCAGAAGCTCGCCGTCATCCGCTCCGGCCTTGGTCGGGGATCCTCATTTGCGCTCTGCGGCACCCGGGGCAACGGCAAGACCCAGTTGGCTGTGCAGGCCATGTTCGAGGCCACAGCGGACGGTCGCACAGCCCTCTACACAACCGCGGTACGGTTCTTCGCCACCTTGAAGGCCACCTACCGGAAGGACGCAAAGGAGACCGAACTTGAGGTGATCGACCGGCATCGTAAGCCGTCCTTGCTCGTGATCGACGAGATTGGCAAGCGGGGCGAAACCGCCTGGGAAGGCAACCTGCTCTTCGAGCTGCTCAACAACCGATACGCCGATCAAACCGACACGATCGTCATCGCAAATCTCAACCCCCAGGACCTCGCCGAGAGCCTCGGGCCTTCGATCACGTCACGCCTCAACGAAACCGGGGGCGTCATCCATTGCGACTGGCCCAGCCGACGTTGAATCGAGCCTTTATGAAAAGAAGCACATCCCCAAACGAGTCCACTGATAGCCAACCGTTACTCCTCACCCGGCCACAACTCGCGGCCAGATTGGGTGTTACTGACCGAACCATTGCCGAGTGGGACCTTACCGGGAAAATCCCGTCAATCCGGATCGGCCGGACCGTTCGGTACTGTCCGACTGATGTTCTGGCTTTTCTCAAGTTCAAATCCGGCACGGGCCCCAATCCCAATCTCTCATGACTGGCCATAAAGACCTAGATTCTGGCGAGAGTAACCACGATCTCGATCCCTTGGACGGCAAAGTCTGCGAGTTCGATTGGGACGGATTGAGCCGAGCACTTGGAGAACCCGGGGCTCTAGCCGAGGACGACATCGAGCGCCTTGGCCAAGCTTTGCGCTCGATCTTGGTCTGGGTATTGGCCGGTGAGGGCGGCAGACTGAACCCCGATGATCGCCGCGCCGGGCGTCGAGTGATCGCCCTCGCCTGGGTGATTGACCCGAGCATCATAGAGGGATCTCCGTCTCTCTCTTCCCTAGCGAAGCAGATCGGCACGAACAAGGCAGTGCTCTCCCTGTCGTCATCGAAGGTGTCCAAGGTCTTCGGCATCTCCAACCGGGCTCAGTCTCACGCCTGGAACAGGAAACCGAGGAGGGGCTCGACCCCAAGCCCTTGAGTGCTGTTGACGTTTTGACTAGGAAAAGAGCGATGAACCTTAAAGCCGCCACACTCTGCCTCATCCTGTCGTTTGGATGCCTCTCAGCCGAAAGCGAATCGGTTGAACGGATCAAGCGGATGATCTCGCTGAACCAGCCTCTGGAAGGGACCTTTACCGTCTCGAATTCCGGGACGAACCAGATCTACGAGATTGGGATTCAACCGGGCACTTGGTACGTCCGCAATCCGCAAGGCCCCCGCGATTCTGCGATGAGTTCGGGCCAATCCTATTCGATGACATGGGCATTTGGAGGAAACTCCGTCCACGTCTTGCCCATCAAGGACACCCGCCCTCTCATTCCCATGGGGAGTGTCACCGGAGTTGGACCCGAAGGACGATGTCAAGGTGACCTCGGCATGCTGCACTTTGTGACCCGATTCGGCGTTCACTCCGCAGAGACGAACGGATTGAAGTGGGACGGATTGGAGTTCCACGGCCAGGGCTCCGCTTCCATGACTGCATCCGGTCCCGTCAGCGGTCAGATCGAGGTTTCCCAGGGCATCCCGATGCGGGTTGTCACCAACTGGAAGAACGACTACGGCACTCACAAGAGGGTGTTTAACTTCGTCTCCCACGACACGAACGGGTTCCCCATCGCGATCGAGATCTCGAACGACGGCAAGCGGAGCCCGAAAACAATCCGCATCTCCGACCTCCGGTTCGGCTCGCGAGAGTTCAAGGACTCCGACGGCTACACGCCGTCACTCCTCCATGAGGGCGGTCGCGAATTCACATTCTTCTACAGCAACCGGGTCGCTCAAGTGATCGGCCCAGACGGCGAGATTCAGGTTCAACCGAAGGCTCCTCCGGCTATTGCCGAAGGTTCTGCGGTGTTTGAGTCCCGATCGTTTTGGTTTGTCGTGGTTGGCCTGGCCGCGGTCATCACCGCCGCGATCTGGTTCAAAAAACGGTGAAGTCTACTCAACCAATGAAGTTCCTTCGAAAACTCAAGTCCGCCATCAGCAGCTTGGTCATCGCTGCCATCGCCCTTGTCCTGATGACTCCGCAGGCGCAAGCCGCATCCTGCTGCAAGAACACGGTCGTCAACTGCCCTAACGAGAGCATTGTGATTCTCTACTGCGGTGGAGTGCAAGTGTTTGGAAGCTGCACCTCCCCTGACAGCTTCGTTCGCAGGGTTTGCGGTCAAACTACCGGGCAGGTCGGGGTCACCTACTACATGGCCCAGTGCAATTACACTTGCGTCTACATCGATTGCAGCGGGGACCCCGATGTCTCCTACGAGCGATTTATGTTCCAGGAGTCGTCCGTCTTCGGCGCGGCGTGTTCATAGGCACATCCCCAGCGGCCGCCTCTGGCCCTTCGTGCTAACTCCAAACTGAACCTGCATGAGCGCATCCCGAGCGGTCGCTGCCGGACTCTTGGCAGCGACCGCCCTCCTGAAGATTATCGGCCTTTTCCACGGTTCGAAATGGCTCTCAGACTACAACCAGGTTCTTCAGGTCCAGAACTGGGCCGTTGCCGCGTTGGCTGCGATTGTTGAACTCGCTCTGGCTTTCATCCTTCTCCGGCCCGGGTCAGTTCCCATCATCGCACTCCGAAGCTTCCTCGTCGGACTCTCCCTCTACCATTCCGTACGCATTTACGCGGACATCAAAGAGCCGTGCAAATGCCTCGGCCGACTGCTTGACTGGTTTCCGTGGATCGAGCTTCACGCTGATGGGCTGACCCTCCTGCTCCTCCTGACCCTCGCGTGGCTCACCCGCTTTGAACATTCCCCCACGGCCCCCGAGACGAAGGCCCCGGATGGCAAGGTCGGGGTCGGAATTGGTGTTTTTGCGTGGATCCTGCTCGGGTCCGCCTCCATCTACCTGAACGTCGGCAAGGCCATCGGGGGCGACGAGGCTCTCGAAGCGTCGAAGCTCGCCCTCCTTCGGTTCAATCCGTCCGCAGCATCCCAGGCGTGGAACGACCAAGGCTGGATCTTCACTCAGATTGTTTCCCTCTTCTCCAACGGAAGCGGCGAGATTCACGTCCTGCGCTCGATCACCTTCGCACTCACCGTCCCAATTCCGCTCGTCGTCGGACTCATGCTTCGCAGGCACGGGCTCGCTCACCTCACCGCCGTCTTCTCCCTCCTCGTGTTCGCCCAAGTCGGAGCCTTCGAGTTGCTCACCTCGATGACTATGGAGGGGCCCGCCGTTGGTCTCGCTTCACTCGCCTCTATTCCGCTCCTCCTCGGAGATCGAAAGACTTGGAAGCTCGTTCTCAGCGGCTCAATCGCCGCTCTGGCTCTTCAGCTCAAGTTCACTGCTGCCTTCGGTTTGGTCCCTGTCGCAGTGCTCGCCGCTCAATCCGGAGCCGTCCCCGCTTCGATCCTCGGGGCTTCCGCTGCCGGAACCTTCCTCGGCCTCTGTTTCTTGCCCCCTGGGCACAACTGGACTGCATTCCTTGATTCGCACACCGCCCGGCCGCCAGGGCCGATCGTCTGGGAGGCTTGGCAGGCTGCCTCCGCTGGGCTCATCGGCGCGCTCGCCATCATCGGACTTGGGCGGCGGGGCTTCGGCCTTTGGGTCGGCAGCCTCGCTTTCGCTGTCGTAGTTCTCAGCGTCCACCAGCCCGCTTGGGGCTACTACCATCTGCACTTCTGGATTCCGGGCGCGGCCTTGGCTGTGTGGGGCATCCGCTCCCGCTGGATGATCGTACTCACCTGTATTGCCTCGCTCGTCCTTGTGGGTTTCCACATCAATCGAAGCCGCAGCTCTACGGACCCGTGGGATGTCTATGCAGCCGACTTCGTCCCGATGATCCGGAAGGCGAAACCTGCGACGCTCTACTCGACCATTCCACAGGTGTACCTCTCCACCGGTGTTGCTCCGGATCCTGCCCTGATGATCGTCCCCTTCAAGAGGGTCTGGAGGGGCTTCAACTATCGAGCCCAGTCGAACGTCATCGAACGGCTGCATCCCGAGATGCTGGTTCTCACGGGCGAGCAGTCCCGCTACGTATCTACCAACGGCTACGTACTGATTGCCCAACGTGGGCAAGCCTCGCTCCTTGCCCTGCCCACGGTCCCGATCTTTCCTGAACCGCCCCGGCCCACCGTTCTCAAGCTGCTCGGCCTGTGAACACCCTCGTTCGCTTCGCCCTGGTCGGCACGCTTACCACCGCCCTCGACATCGCCCTGTTCAACTGGGGCCTGTCGCTGGGCATTGGTGTTGGACCTGCGCACGCTGCCTCAACCTCGATCATCCTCCCTCTGTCCTTCATCGGCCAGCGTCGGGCCTTCCGAGCGAGCGGCCAGCCATCGAGCCAGGCGTTGCGCTTCGGCCTGGTGACGATCGTTGGCGCGTACGGAGTACAGGTCGGTGTTCTCGCCGCGGCGGTCGAGCTCGTCGGCGCTGTCGCCGTCGGACCTGCGAACCTCGCGAAGCTCGCGGCCATGGCCGTCGGCATCGCGTGGAACTTCGCTCTCTTCCGCTGGATCGTCTTCAGGCCTATCCTGCCACCCCGGACGGATCAAACGAGCAGGAAGGCCGCTCCCAGCGCCGGGGATGGCCGCGCAAACGCTCGCTGCGCTGCGCCTGTTGATGATGGAAGGAGTCTTCTGCGCCGATGAAGTGAGCAGGTCCTCCAGCAGCCCACCTTTCGTGCGCCGGAACCGAAAACTGAAAGTCCCATGAAAATTCACTGCGCCTTCACCCAGATGGTGCCGGTCCCCGACCTGCGACCGCACCCCAAGAACCCGAACCGGCATCCCCCGGAACAGATCGAAATGCTGTCCCGGATCTTGGAACACCAAGGGTGGCGTGCACCCATCGTGGTTTCGAGCCTGTCCGGCTTCATCGTGGCGGGTCACGCCCGGCGCGAGGCTGCCTTGAAGCTCGGGTTCACCGAGGTGCCGTGTGATGTCCAGGACTTCGCCACCGAGGCCGACGAGTTGGCCCATCTCCTCGCAGACAACCACATTGCCGAGCTGGCGGACGAGGACGGTCAGATGCTCAAGGACCTCCTGAAGCAGCTCGACGACGCGGGCCTCGACCGAACCTTGGCCGGCATCCTGTCTGAAGAAGAAGAGGCAGCTGCAGCGCCCCCTCCCGAGTACCCGATGACCCCGAAGCTCGGCGAGACTCACGACTACGTCCTCGTGTTCGTGGACAACGAGACCGACTTCCTCTTCCTCCAAACGATCTCCGGCGTCCAGATCGAGAAGTCCTACAAGAAAACCGGTGTGGGCGTCGGCCGGTGTGTCCCGTTCAAAAGGTTCCTCCATGCCCTACGTCAAAATCGTCGTGCCCTCGATGTCGCGGGCGAAAACGATCACAACCCACCGGATGCTGCGGGAGTGCCTGGTGTGCATCCCGGAGAGCCAGGTGGAGGAGTACGCCCAGACGGTGCCCCGGAGCAGCCTGCTCCCGCACCCCGACAGCGTCCGCGGGCTCGCCCCAAAGCTCAACTGGATGTACCGGCAGATGGAGGGTGAGCCGGCCTTCATGGTGATGGACGATGACGTCCTCTACATGGCCCGGTGCTTCACCAACCTCGGCGAGAAGGCCAAGGTCGAGGATCCGGATCTCGTCCACGAGATCATCGACGGCACCGCCCGCATGGCGGCTGACGCCGGGTGCTACCTGTTCGGGTTCGCTCCGAACCAGACCGGCATCCGATTCTACACCGGGTTGAAGCCGTTCGCGCTGTCCGGGTTCGTGCTCGGTGCCACTCAGGGATTCCTCCGGGGACACAACCTGCGGAACGACGAACGCCTGGTCGGGAAGATGGACTACGACCTGTCGGCGCTGAACGCTTACCGGCACCGACGGTGTTTCCGCAACGACCGCTACTGCCTGATGTTCGGCGACACGTTCACTTCCCCAGGCGGACAGGCCGGCTTGCGGAACTCAGAGACCGAGGACAACGACCTCAAGATCCTCGTCCGGAAGTGGGGACTGGTGGCGAACGGCGGCGTCCTGAAGGTGAACTCGACCCGCGGCCTTCGAAAGGCGGACTATGCGGGAATCACGAAGGTGACGCTTCACATGCCTTGGTGAGTTGTGGCCTCGGGTCACAAAGTGAACAGGGGTGAAAGATTTGGTTTTTGGCCTGCCGAGGGTGACTGCTCGCGTGCGGGCATGAAGACGTTGAAAGTCGCCCGCAGGAGAATCCGCGAAGTCATTGTCCGGTCCGAAAGTCTCGTGCTCTGCGAGACGCCAGCACCCACTACCGAACGTATAACCTGCTCGACCCCGGAATCCACCGCCGCCTACTGGCAGACCCACATCGGGTCGGATCCTCTGTTCCGGGAAGGGCAGGAGCATTTCCACGTCCTGATGCTGTCGACCAAGAGGCATGTTGTTGGGCATTCCCTCGTCTCGATTGGGTTGCTCGATGCTGTGCATGTCCACCCCAGAGAGGTCTTCCGGGCCGCCATCATGGCCAACGCCCATGGCATCGTTCTAATCCATAACCACCCCAGCGGGAACCCAACCCCGAGCGAAGCCGACGTGAGAGTGACCCGCGACCTGGTGAGGGCTGGCCAAGTGTTGCGGCTCGAAATCCTCGATCACCTGATCATGGGCCGACCGGGGCCCGAGAACCTCCGCGGATGGGTCAGCCTACGGGAAATTGGCATCATCAACTGAGGAAACAAAATGAACCCCAGTGAAAGATTTGGTTTTGAGGGTGCCGCAGGTGGGTGCTCGCGTGTGGGCATGAAAACGAAGCCAACAGAAATCAAGTCGGTCGGGGCTGTCTCACCGAACGTAGCACCGCAGAGAAGAGAGTACCTTTGGGAAGCCATTGAAGCGGTTGTCGAAAGCGACAAGCTGTTCAAGACAATCCGGCACCCCTTCGGCGGGAAGCAGAAGTTCTACCGGACTACATTGAAGCCGGGCGTGGATCCAGTCTCCGCAGTTGCCCGCCTCAATGCAGCGAGAGTTGGAGCCTTCCCAATCTATACGCTCACGGCCAAGGGAGTTGTCACCGAAGACTTCCAGTGCTGAGGAACAAAAATGAACCCAAGTGAAGGATTTGGTTTTGAGGGTGCCGCAGGTGGCTGCTCGCGTGTGGGCATGAACAAATCGCTCTGCACCCTCCTCGACGACCGGAAGCCCGGTCTCGGCTCCACGTACCAGAACGGCGTCGGCCCTGGCCCGCGGAAGCTGGCCCAGTTCCAGGAATGCCTTCGCCTCTCCGGCGTGACGGGACTCGATTCCCAGTCCGGAGATGAGGCCACCGTTTACGTGAAGTTCTTCGACCCCGCCGGATCCTGGACTTGGTACATCACGGAATGGGATGGCGCGGACCTGGCCTTCGGCCTTGTCTGCGGCGACTTCGCTGAGGTCGGGTACATCAACATTCGAGAGCTCGCCTCCTTGCGCGGTGCGCTCAACATTGGCGTCGAGCTCGACATGCACTTCGTCCCAGCGCCCCTGTCCACCGTCCGCCCACGCCCCTCTTTCCACGCCTGAAAACTACGCTACTAGCGCACAACACATGAGCACGTTCAAATCGTTCGGAGAAATCGTCACCCATGGCGGCTATGCCATGGCAGAGGTCGCCTCAGCCTTCCAAAAATGCATCCGCCGCGGAGAGGAGGAGGAGGCCTTGTTCTGGGGGTCGGAATTGGAGCTGTCCGGTTACGTCGGCTACGCCTGGAAGCGGATGCTCGTCGTCTGCTCCGAGGATGTCGGTCCTGGCCAGCCGGGGATCGTCGCTGAAATCGCCGGACTGCACGCGAATTGGCAGGCCTTGGCCTCCAAGAAGGACGCCACCCACAAGCCGGAACGGCTGCCGTTCATGCACGCCATCATTCTGCTGGCTCGCGCTCAGAAGAGTCGGGTCGTCGACAACGCCTGCGTCGTGTTCTTCATGGGGCAGAGACCCAGGCGCGAAATCCCGGACTTCGCCCTCGACAAGCATACCCGCCGCGGGCGGGGGATGAAGCGGGGGTTCGACCACTTCTTTGCCGAGGGGGCTGTCATCCGGAACGAAAACCCGGACTGCGTCGACCCCTACAAGGACAGCGCCCGCCATCTCCTTGTCTCCGGAGCCGGAAAGCCCGAGCAGGAGGAACTTCTTTGAGCAATCGCCATGAACTCGACCAAAGATCAGCGGTTCCTCGTGGACGGAAAGGAAGTCGTCGTGTCCATCGTGCGAAACCGGGAGTCCGGCGAACGCTTCGCCATGATCTGCGGCAGGGAGATCACCCGGATCCCGGTCGACCTCCTCGGGCTCGCCGCCGACAAGGACGCCTGGATGCGCGAGATCCGGTTCCGCTGCGTCTGCTGCAACGAGCCCTTCAAGGCCTGCGAGATGGAGGGCCAGCTTTGCCCGAAGTGCCTCGAAGAAACCGAGGCGTACAACGAGCTGCTCGACCGGGGCGGCTCTGCACCTGAGGAAACAAAATGAACCTCAGTGAAGGATTTGGTTTTGAGGGTTCCGCAGTTGGCTGCTCGCGTGTGGCCTGAACATTTGAACACCAATCACATATGCCCAACGAAAACGAAAACGAAGAAGTAGAACTACCTCGCCGTGAGGCTGAACAGGAAGCCCATCGCAATCCCCGACGGGGACGCCGGAATGGTGCCGCGACCGAGGTCGGCACCCTTGAGTCACCCGATGAGCGTCACGATCTTGACCGGATGATCCTGTCGAACGAGATCCGGCAGAGTGTCGAAATCGCCCTCCACCGGTTCCTCGTGGCGGACCAGCTCGAAGCGGTATGGGGCCTGTCCCGGATCGAGCCGAACGCGGGCCGGTGTGTCCTGAATTTCTACGGCCCTCCGGGGACCGGGAAGACCATGACCGCAGGTGCGATCGCCCGGCGACTGAACCGCCCGCTGTTCCGGGTCGACTATTCGGCCGTCGTCTCGAAATTCCTTGGCGACACCGCCAAGCACATCGTCCGCGCCTTCGACGAAGCTGCCGAAGAGGGTGCCGTTCTGTTCCTCGACGAGGCGGACAGCCTCGTGAGCAAACGGGTGCCGGCCGGGGAATCGTGCTCCTCCAGCATCAACCAGAACCGGAACACGCTGATGGCCGAGCTGGACCGCTTCAACGGGGTCGTCGTCCTGACGACAAACCTCTTCCAAAACTACGACCCCGCGATGCTTCGGAGGATCACCCGCCACGTTGAATTCCGGTTGCCGGACTGGCAGCAACGGGAGGCCCTGTTCCGGCTCCATTTGCCGAGCGGGGACCGGGTCGCAGCCGACCTCCGCACGCTGGCCATGGCGTCGAGGGGATTGTCGGGAGGCGACATCCGAAACGTGTGCCTGAACGCGATCTATGCCGCGAGCATGGACCCGGATCCCGCCCGGTGGATCATCCGGGACGCGCACCTTCGCGCGGAGATTGTCGCTGTCCAGGACACCCAACGTTCCCATGGCCGGGGCGGGACCCCCGATCTGGACCTTCATGCCAACTGAGAATGGGCTGGCCATGGTCCCTCGGGGCCATGGCTGCCCGTATTCTGACGAGCGGCAGACGCTCGGAAAAATCTGAAATCAGCCCCGGATTTTGATTTGTCTGGAGTGAGCTAATAGCGCACGCGACGAGGTGTAGTGAGCAACAGACACAACGCCTCCAAGACCATGAAGAACGCAAAAATGCCCTCCGACTTCCTAGCCGAAAACATCGAGTTCGGGGTCGAACTCGAAACGATGGTTCCGGTCACCGCCGGCATCCGCCCCGGGCCTTACCACTCCGGACTGTCCGTCCTCTCTGGCATCGCCTCCGGCGAAATGGTCACCCCCCCCACCTTCCGCGGGGCCCCTTGGAAGGCTGAGCGGGACAGATCCATCCGGGCCGATGACGGTTACATGGCCGCCGAGTTCATTTCTCCCGTCCTGAAGGGTGTCGAAGGCCTGAACGCCCTCGTGAACTTCGTCCGGTTCCTGAACCAGATCGGCGCGAAGGTGAACGATTCCTGCGGCTGCCACATCACGATCGGTATCCGGAGCCTGATGCCGGGAAAGCCGGTTGCCTCGACCGACATCGCGAAGTTCGTCCGCCGCCTCGCCCGGTTCGCGAACAATCACCGCTGGGCGATCTACGCCCAGACCGGCACTGACCGTCACCTGAACGCCTACTCCCACCCGCTCACCCCGGAATCGAAGGCGACTTTCGAGCGGATGCTCGAAGTGACCGACGGCGTTGAGCTGGTGAACCTCTGCGACATGACCGGCCGGGGCATGGTGAATTTCCGAAAGGCCTTCGCTCCGAACCGCAGGGAAGCAGTCGAGTTCCGGGCGTTTGCCGGAACCCTCAGCGAGGCAAAGCTGATGCACCACCTGGCCACCGCCTTCGGACTTTGCCGCAAGGTTGTCGCCTCCAAGGAAGTCCCCCCGTTCTTCCGCTCCGAAAAGATCGTCCGCCTCGCCAACTCGCGCGAAGCAGTCGAGCGGCTGTGGAAGGTGATGGGCTGGAGCCGCCGGACCCCGACGCACAACTGCGCGCTCGGCCTGTTCGGCAGCCTCCACTCTGAATTTCGCCAGTACCGCAAAGCCGCCCTCGCAATGGCCGAGAAGTTCGAGGCCCGGTTCCCCAACGCCCAACTCTGAAACGAAACCCCTGGGGCGGGCAACCGCCCCCTTCCCCCCCCATCCCATGTGTTGCTTGATAGTTTGTCCGGCCTCGAAGCGGCCGTCGTTGAAGTCCCTCCGCCAAGTGATTGCCAGCAATCCCCACGGCCTCGGCCTCGCCTGGACCGAAGCCGGGGCGGTGCACTGGCTCAAGTCCGACGACGTCGAGGAGATCCACGAGATGGCCGGACTGATTCCCGGGACGGTTGTCATCCATGCCCGGTTGGCGTCGGTGGGCGGTGTCCGCCCTGAGCTCCGGCACCCGTTCCCCGTAACTGCCGAGTGCTCGATCGCCGCCACCGGGAGTGCGCCTGCGGTCCTGTTCCAGAACGGGACGTGGATCGAATGGCGCGAGCAGTTGGACGCGGCAGAAGCCGAAGGCCTCGAACTGCCGGATGGTGCCATGTCAGATGCGCGCGCGGCTGCTTGGTTGATCCACGTCCGCCAGTCGCGCCACTGGCTCCATCGGAATTCGTCCCGCTGGGTGTACCTGGAAGCCGGGGCAGAGCCCGAGACCATTGGCCAGTTTTTGGAGTTCCGAGGGTGCCTCTACTCGAACATGTACTGGCTGAAGGATTCGCCTTCATCCTCCCGAAAGGCCGTCCCGAGGCCTTCACCCCGGCCGGTTGCCAAGATGGGCACCATCGCGTCCCCAGAGCGCATTGTAAGGAGGCGAGCTGCTTCCACTGGCTCCGAACCCCGGCAACTGCCGGATCGGATGCCGGCCGTTCCTTGGTTCACGCTGTCGGATGAAATGAAGAAGACCGCCGATCGCGTGCGGGGATCAGCCTCTTGACGACTTTCGCGCCCTTTGGTGCGCTACTGGCGTACATGGGTCAAAGGGTGCCACAGAAACGAAAAGACGACTTCGCTCGGCAACTGAAGGTGTGGCGTGCCGATCGCGGACTGACGCAGAAGGAGGCGGCCGAGGCGCTGGAAGTGCCTCACGCCACCCTTCGCAACTGGGAGATTGCCCGGGTGAGTCCTCGGTCCACGCTGCGCCTGATGCTCGAGCGGCAGATGAAAGGAAAACAATGACTACCGAAATGGATTACTTGTGGAGCAGGTCTCACGCTTTGGAGAGTCGTGAGCCTGCACCGGCCCGGTCCCTCGGGGACCCAGCCACGCTCCCACCGCCCTCCTTCGCCGGGGTCTGGCTGACGATGTTCGTCCTTCTGCTGCTGATGGCCTACGCCCGGCTCCATCGTCCCCGGCGACTGCGCCGCGGCTCGATCTGGCACAATCCGGTGACCGGTAGCGCGACGCTGTACCTTTGACGTGTCGCAGTTGGCGTATGGCCGAGCGCGCCACGCCAACGGCTGATCCGTCCACCCTCCGGCCTGAATTCCTCGACAGGGATCAGGCCGAACTCCTGCTTCGCGCCCACAAGCGGGCGATCCTCAAGCTCGCCACCTCGGGCAAGCCCCTGCCGGCGGCGACGGTGAAGCAGGTGATGTCGGTCCTCTCCGGTGGTGAATCCACGGACCCGCCCTTCGCCAAGAACCAGGTCGAGCTTGCCGCGATCCTGGGCGTCAATCGGCGGACGGTTTCCCGCTACCTCAAGGTCGAAGGCAATCCCGGAACCCGGGCCGACGGCCGTTACGACGTGGTCGCCTGGAGACGCTTCCTCGCGGATGCCGGTGCGATCGAGGACGAGGACGAAGACGCTTCCAGTCTGAAGGCCCGGCTGGTGGCGGTGCAGATCGAGAAGATCGAGCATTCCCTTGGCGTTTCCCGGGGGGAGTATTGGGCGCGGTCCGAGGTGCAGAAGTGGTGCGCCGAACTGGCGTCCGCCGTCCGGAAGGTTGTCACCCAGATCCACCTCGTTGCGCCTTCAGTTGTCGGGGTGTCTGTCCCCGAGGCCGAAGCCCGGTTGAAGGATCTGGAGGACGAGATCATGCGTCAGTTGCACCAGATCGGGGCCCGGGTCGGGAATCCAGCGAATGAACCCGGTAGCTGAATGCTTCTCCGCGAGCCTTCGGCCCCCCGACCGACGACCCCCATGGCAGTGGTGCGAACAGCATGTCGTCGTCGACAACACGTCTCCGATGCCCGGTCCGTGGCGGTCGGACTCCTCCCCGTGGGTCCGGTCACCCATGGAGGAGTTCGGCAACAACCACGTTTCGGAGATCGCTATTCAATGCAGCGCGCAGAGCTCAAAGACGCAGACCATCATGGCGCTGGCCTGCTGGGCCATCGCCGAGGATCCAGGCCCAGGCATGTGGGTGATGGCCGCGAAGGACGAGGCGAAGCAGTTCGTCCGGGATCGGCTCGGGCCGACCTTCGAGTCCTGCGGGCCGGTCACGGAATCCCTGCTGGCGTCCGAATCGAGCGAGTTCCAGTTCACGAGCATGCCGTTCTACGTCGTCGGGGCTGGATCCCCGTCGAAGCTCCAGTCGAAGCCGATCCGGTGGCTTTTCTTGGATGAAGTCCGCAACTACCCGCCCGGGGCCCTGGACACCGTCTTGAAACGCACGCGCGCCTTCTGGAATGCCCGGACCGTCATCATCTCGACCCCCGATCGGGAAGGCGACGCCGTGGACCGCGCCTACAAGGCCGGGGACCAGCGGGTGTTCCACATCACCTGCCCGAAGTGCACCGCGCTCCAACCGCTGGTCTGGGAGCAACTCAAGTGGGACACCAACGAAACGACCCGGCCGCAAGGACAGTGGGACTTCGACCGATTGACGGCCTCGATCCGGTACGAGTGCAAAGGCTGCGGTCACGGCATCCGGGACACCCCGGCGGAACGTCAGGCTCTCGCTCGGGGCGGGCGGTACGTGGCTATGAATCCACACGCCCCCCGGCATCGGGTGTCGTTCAAGTGGAACGCGCTTTTGCCCTGGTGGGTTCGGTGGCGGTCCCTGGTCGAAGAGTTCCTCCGTGCCCGGGCCGCTGCGAAGAACGGGGATGTCTCCCCGATGAAGACCTTCGTGAACGAGAGCCTCGGGGAGCCGTGGCGGGATGAGCTCGGGGAGATCGAGGACTTCGAATTCCTGCTCGAGCGCCGGGGCGAGTACCGATTCGGCGAGACCTGGCCCGACGAGCTGTGCCGCTTCATGGGTGTCGATCGCCAAGCGAAGGGCGGTGAGCACTACTACTACGTCGTCCGCGCCTTCGGCCCCGGTGGACAGGCCCGACTGGTTACCTACGGCCGATGCAACTCCCAGATCGAGCTGGAGGCCATCGCCCAACACCAGAACGTCCCGGCGTCGAACTGCCTGATCGACTCCGGGTTCAAGGCGTCGGACGTGTATCGGTTCTGCCGGAAAACCGGCTGGAAACCGACCAAGGGCGACGCTGCGGACTTCTTCCTCCGGCGCGATCCCCGGACGAACAAGACCTTCCGGAGCCTGTGGGACAAGTCCCGGGTGGACCCGGCCGCCGGGACAGCGATGGCCGGACGCGGGAAGCTGCTTCCGCTCTACCGGTTCTCCTCGAACGGAATGAAGGATCTTCTGTTCGAGTACCTGACCGGAACCTTCCCAGGGTGGTCCGTGCCCAGGGATGTCGGGCGCGACTACCTGAAGCAGCTCTCCGCCGAGCATCGCGTCGAGGAACGGGACGTCCGGGGCCACGTCCGGTATCGGTGGCACCAGCGGCACGAGGACAACCACTACCTGGACTGCGAATTGCAGGTGATGATGGTCGGCCTCGTTACGCGGCTGGTTGGATCTCCAAAGAATTGACGTCCCCCTTCGTGTGTGGCCATCAGCCTCACGACGTTCATCCAGGCCGCCCAACTGCAAGCGACCCGATCCGCCACCACTGCCAAGGCGGTGATCGAGGCCATTCTTGTCGGGCAGTTCCAGAGCTCGGTCAGCAACGGGCGCACCATCATCCAGACGGCTGAAGCCGGGGGTTCGGTGCAGTTCGCCATCCCCGACGGCCTTTCCCCTGCGGAAGTCACGGAACTGGCCGGGCGGGCATTGCGTTGGATCGATTCCCGGCCCAATCCCAACAACCCTGGTCTGCCCCGCGAGATCCGGCGGCTGCGAGTGACCTTCAACCGGGCTCAGATCTGATGAACCTTCTGCTCAGGATCCTACCCCGGGCGTGGCGCAGTCCGGTCACCCCAACCCCTGTCTCGGCTCCCCGGTCCGGACGTCGGGCCGGTACGCATTCGGCTTCCAACTCCAGCCCGACGATCTACGGCAACGGGTTCGGTACTTACTTCGAGGCCTTACGCCAGAGTTCCGACCGTTCGCCCCTCACGCCCTTCGGCGTCATGGCTGGCGTTCGCACCCACGTCAGCGGCATCGAGCGCACCATGCTCTCGTCGTTGGCCCGGGCGGTGTACGACAACGGTGGCCTGCCGTCCCTGGCGGTCAACCTGCTGTCGATGTACTCCGGGCCGGTCCGGCCCCAGGCCAACACCGGGGACGACGGCGTGAACGACGTGTACGAGGCCTACTTCGGCGAGTGGGCCAAGCGAGCCGACTTCTACAACCGCCCGGAGATGGACTTCTGGGCGCTCCAAGCGGCGATCTGCCAGAGCGTGGATCTCGACGGAGACGTTGGCGTGCTGATGACGGCCGAGTCCGGCTTCCCCCAGGTGCAGGTCATCCCCGGATGGCGGATCGGCAGCGGGTTCGAGCCGAATGAGACCCGGGCCATTGACGGCGTCGCCATGGACTCCAAGGGCCGCGTGACCGGGTACATGATCCAGGGGGAAGACTCGGAGCCGGTCACCGTGCCCGCCGGGCAGATGATGCTCGTCCGGGATCCCAGCCCATCCTCCGTCTATCGCGGCATTTCGCCCCTCCGTCGTGGGCTGAACGACATCCGCGACTCGAAGGACATCCAGGCCTTCGAGAAGTTGGCCGTGAAGCACAACGCGGCGCTCCTGGGCGTGATCCAGGGCGCTCCGCTGGATGACGATCACGGCTTCAATCTCTCCCGGACCGGCCACGGGGAGGACGGTGAACCGCTCGGCGACGGCGAGCCCCCCAACGACGCCACCCAGGGCGAAAAGAAGCTCTCGCGGAACGACATGCTTGGCGGCGACATCCCGGTTCTGCCGGAAGGCCGCGAGTTCAAGCGGGTGGAGAGCAACCGTCCGAACGCGGCCTACATCGACTTCCTGGACTCCCTCGCCGCGAGCTTCATAGCGGGTCTGGATCTGCCTCCGGCCTTCATCCTCGACACGAAGTTGACCGGGCCATCCGTCCGCGGAGTCATCGGCAAGGCGCAACGGAAGTTCAACCAGCGCGGGGATGTCCTCTGCCGGTTGGTCGAGTTCGTCTGGGTCCGGGTCATCGCCTGGGGGATCGAGTACGACGACCTTCCCGCTCCTCCCGGATGGGCTCGGGTGACCTTCAATCGTCCTGCCAAGGCGACCATCGATGCAGGACGCGAAGCCGCCCAGGAACGGGAGGATCAGGCGTCCGGCCTGATGACCCGCTCCGAGCACTACGGCGGACGCGGGCGGGACTGGCAGACGGAGGTTGACCAGATTTTCCGGGAGGAAAACTACGTCATCGACAAGGCGGCAAAGATCGCCGCTTCGACCGGCGTTCCGGTGGAAACCATCCTTTCCCGGTTCGGCTATGCGGCCAAGGCCCCAGCCCCCCAACCGGAGGGCAAAGACGGCTCCAGTGGCAAGCCAGGCGGCAAAGACCCGAAGAAGGAAGACGAGGACCCATGACCATCGCACCGAACACCGTCCGCCGACTGCTCACCGATCTGCCCTTCATGGCCGACGGCAGCCTTGCGTCGATTGTCTGCCAGAACCTCGGCGACCTCATCCAGGCGGCGGAACATCCGGCCTATCGGGAACTCCGTCAGGAGCTGAAGCCGAAGGTGGGCATGGTCGGAGACATCGCCGTTGTCCCCATCCAGGGCACTCTCGCGCGACGCCCCGACGTGGCCGAGCTACTCTGGTACGACTTCGAGGCGACCGAGAACGTCCAGGAGATGGTGTCGAGCGTCGCCCGCAATCCCGACGTCACCGGCATTCTTCTCGACATCGATTCGCCCGGCGGGTTCCTGACCGGTGGACCGGAGGTGGCCGACAGCATCCGCCGAGCTGCCGGCCGGAAGCCGGTCGTGGCCTGGACCGGCGGCATGATGGCCAGTCTCGCCTACTGGATTGGATCCCAGGCCACCGAGGTCATCGCCTCGCGCAGTGCGGTGGTCGGCTCCATCGGGGTCTTCGCCGGAATGTACGACTACTCGAAGTTGTTCGAGGAAGCCGGGATCAAGGTGGAGCTGTTCAAGAATCGGGAAGCGACCTTCAAGGCGTCCGGGTTCCCCGGCACGAGCCTGAGCGAGGAACAGCGCGGGCAGATCCAGTCGTCGATTCAGGCGACCTTCGCTGAGTTCCGGGATGCTGTTGTGTCCGCCCGCCCTGCCGTCGGGGACGACTCCATGCGCGGACAGACGTTCACCGGGCGCGAGGGCGTCTCGCTGGGGCTTGTTGACCGGGTCGGGGATCGTGAGTTCGCCATTGGAGTGCTGCGGTCGATGGTGCGTCGCGCGGGCGGCATTTGACGTTGCCGCTGTGGTGAAGCGCGAAGCACCACGCCATCACACGCCATGAGCAAACCCAGCCAGGAAGACGTCATCGCCGACAACACCCGCCTAACCGGCGAACTGACCACGGCCAAGGCCGAGGTCACCCGACTTACCGGCGAAACCACCCGCCTCACCGGAGAGCGCGACAAGCATGCCGCCACCGTCACCGCCCTGACCTCCGAGCGGGATGCGCTCAAGGCCGATCGGGACAAGCTCGCCGCCGAGAGCCGGGACTTCGAGCGGCGTGTGTCCGCTGAACTGGCCCAACACGGCATCCGCAAAGAGGGAGTCTCCACTCCCGCCGGTGCCGGGACCACGGATCTGCTCGCGCAATACCAGGCCATCACGGATCCGAAGGCCAAGGCCGCCTTCCTCGCGAAGTACGAGAAGGAGCTTCGCTCCCTCGTTGCCAATTCCTGAGCGCCCAACTCCACGACTGAACCGATCACACCATGCCCATCACGATCCCCTCTGAGCTGAAGCGCGACGTCCTCCTGCGGACGGCAATGCGGGCGTTCCGGAACCGCATCCTTCCGATCATGGCTTTTGCCCGGAAGTTCGAGAGCACGCCCCTGGAAGGCACGGACAGGATCCGCGTCCCGTACTTCCCGCTTGCGACTGGCGCGAGCACCGACTTCGTCCCGGCGAACGGGTACGACACCGTCAACAACCAGGCACTCCAGTCGAGGGATGTGACCGTCAACAAGCGCAAGTACCGCGCCGTTGAATTCTCCTCGGTCGACTGGAACCGGCAGCCGTTCCTGAACCAGGAAGAGTTCGTCCGGTTGGAGGCGGAGAAGCTCGCGGACGATGTCCTGGCGGATGTCTTCTCGATCATCACCGCCGCGAACTACCCCGGAACGACTCTGGCGGCTATGGCTGCTTCAGCCTTCGATGTCGATGACCTCACGACCATGCGCCGACTCTGCGGCGAGGCGAACTGGCCGGTGTCCCCTCGCTCTGTGGTCCTCGATTCGACGTTCCACGAGTACCTGCTGCGCGACAGCCGTGTTCACAACCAGAACTACGGCAGCACGGACGCGGTGAAGGAAGGGCGCGTGCCCCGGGTGGCCGGCTTCGATTTGTACGAGGTCCCTCTGCTTCCTGCCAATGGTGCTGAGAAGCTTGCCGGCATGGCCGTGTATCCGTCCGCAATCGCTGTGGCCTTCTCTCCGATCCGCCCGCACCCGGTCCTCACCCAGACCGTGTTGCAGTACGAAGTCGTCACCGATCCGGACACCGGGCTTTCGCTCGAGTACCGCCGTTTCGCCGATGCGAAGCTCGACAAGGTCGTCGAGGTGATCGAGGTCAACTACGGCTACAACAAGCTGGAGACGACCGCGCTCAAGCGCATCGTCACCCCGTAATCCTGAACCCTGACCGAACCGCCCATGCGCACGGCCATCACCCTTGGGATTCATCACGGCGGCGAGATTGTCGAGCTTCTCGCCGCCTTCCCCACCCCTCTCGACGAGCAACGGACGGCCTTCAAGGCACTCCGCGCTCAGACGGGGCACGAGAAGTTCGAGAGGGTTGAGTTCTGGGATAGCGGGAATGGCCGTGTCCTGCTCCACAGGTTCAAGGAGCCCGTTGCTGTCGTTGCCGAGAAGGCACCTGAACCCGCTCCCGAGAAGCCTGCGGAAGAGGCTCCGGAGAAGTCGGCCAAGAAGCCGGCAAAGGGCACGAAGGCCGAAAAGCCGGTCACCACCGTCTCCCCTGCCGTCGAGGTTCCAGCCGCCCCCGAAGGCGAGACGGAAGCCGAGGCGCCTGGTGATGTTGACGGCTTCCAGGTCGGCAAACCCCGCAAGAACGCTGGCAAGAAGTGACTCCGACCCAGCAGGCCAGGGTTGAAGGCTTCCTCGCGTCGCTTGGGCAGCGCGGGGTTTCCCTGACCTTGGTCCGCACTGGGCAAACCGTTTTGGCCCTCGTTCAGGGCGATTCTCCGGACCCGCAGGAGTTCCGCCACGGCGACCCCGAGGCGATCGGGGATCGCTTGCATATCCTCCGCTCCCACGTCCCGGCTGGAACTGGCCTCGGCGATGTCTTTGAGGACGCTGAGACCGGCTTCAGCTACCGCATTGTCGAGGTCGAAAACCGGCCGGTGAACGTCGCCGTCGTGTTCCGATGCGAGACCGCAGAGGTGCCCGCATGAATGTGACTGTCGACGTTCCCGAGTTGGCGGACTTCCAGCAAGCCGTTGTCCGGTACATCCGCGACCTGCGGCAGGCCCCCACCGCTGTCATGCGACGCCAGGGGCGGTTGCTCCTTCGCGAAGCCATGCGCCTGACTCCTCCCCGGACCCGCGGAGAGGGACGCAAGCGGGTGAAGGCGGAAGTGCTGCGCACGGTTCGCCCGCTCAAGGCTTCAGAGTTCGAGGACAAGCGGCTTCGAAAACTGGTCCGCGCCCGCGACTACCCTCGCCTCCAGGCGGCGCTCGACGGCCTGACCGACGGACCGCTGGCCGGGAAACGTGTCGTGCCGTTCGTTCCTGCGCTTCACCAGGAGGCGCGAAACGCCCGCGGCCGCGTCCCAGAGAAGCACGAGCCGGTCCTCACCCTCGATGACGAGGCGGTTGCTGCCTACATCCGGAGTGCCCAGGACCGCGTTGGCCGCGCCAAGCGCGGATGGGCCGCGGGTGTCCTCGCTCTTGGTGGCAGTGTTCCGGCCTGGATCTCCGGCGGTCCCAAGACCGGCGAGTTCGTGGATCGCCTCGACAACCCAATCCTCGCCTACCTGCGGGCCGACAACGAATCCGAGTGGGCGGGCCGGGGCGACGAAGATCGCGTCTTGGCTCGCGCCATGTCCGGCCGGGCGAAGGCCATCCTCGGCGACATCGACCGCAAGCTGGCCCGCGCCGGGGAAGGAGCGTTCAAGTGAACCTCGAACAGATCCAGGCCTACGTGGCGGCCCGACTTGTCGCCGCGGCATCCCTCGCCGGGGTTCCCGTCGTCCAGGAAGACGGCACCTACCCGAAGACCCCGGCCCGGGAGGAACACCTTCGGACCAAGGGCCTCCTGCTGATCGTCTGGCAGATCGAGCCCGGCAGCGTCGTCGATTCCTCGCCCACGGGCGCGGCCGTCGTCGAGGTGTACGTCCCGGTCATCGTCGAGGAGAACGTGAAGGTCAACCGGGCCACGGGCGGCACTGGCATCCCAGGGGAACAGGCGGTCCGGCACGTCATCCAGGCTGTCACCGGACGTCCGGATCCGCGTGTCGGGGCCAACCGCGGCTTCGAGCTGCTCGATCCATGGTTCCGGAACTTCGGCTGCACCGGCGGCGTGCAGCGGTACGTCGTCAACCTCTCTATCCAGATCACCCTCAACCCCGTGCTTTCATGAGTGACCAGGAAATCAGAGAACGCCTCATTCGGCTTGAAACCATCGTAGGCGATGAACAGCGCGGCGTTTTGTCCGAGCTCAAGGAACTGAGGCAATCGGTTCATGAGCTCAAATCCTTTCAACTCCGGGTCATGGGCGGATTCGGAGTTGTCGCAATCATCGCCCAGGTCGGAATCCAAATGTTCCTCAAATGAAGACGCTGAAGGCCCTCGCACTCGTCGCCGCCACCGCCGCCCTGACGGTCGGCTGCACCTCCATCAAGACTCCCGCCGGTTGGGAGTACCAATCTACGATCTTCCAGAAGCAGATCGAAGGCATCGAACTGACCGGCAGCACCAATGGCGCGTACAGCCTGAAGGTGAGAGGCTATCGATCCGAAGCCGCTTCCATTGCTGAAGGGGTGGCCACCGGGCTCGCAAAAGGGTTAAAGCCTGTCCCGTGACCACGCCCGGCATCATCCCCGGATTCTGGACCCCTCTCGTCGTCGAGAAGGTCGAAGCTCGCACTTGGCGAGTCGCCAAGGATCTTGTCTACGCCTCGGCAGTCGAGGGCGCGCCGCCGTCGATCCTCGTCCCCGAGGGCACCGAAACGGATTTTGCCAGCGTCCCGCGGGGCCTGTGGAACCTCTTCCCTCCAGATGGGACCTACACCGCCGCTGCCGTGGTTCACGACTGCCTGTACCGGGAAGCGGTCGTCCCTCGATCGGTTGCCGATGCTGTGTTCCTCGAAGCGATGCGGGTCGCTGGTACCGGCCGATTCACTCGGGTGACCATCTGGGCATCGGTTCGGCTGTTCGGATGGATTGCGTTCGGGAAGTGAGTTGACGTTCGTGCTCTGACGGAGCGTTCGAACTCGACTTACTGCCATGCCTCTACCCCTCGGCCCCGTCGTCATCGGCACCCAGGCCCGGTTCTTCCGGGACGGTGCGTTCACCGTCCCCACTGCTGGCACCGCGAGCCGGACCGCCAAGCCAGGTCCTGGAGATCCACTATGGATCTCGCTCGGCGTGATCGCCGAGGCCGGGCAGAACCCGCAGCAGGAGGAGATTGAGGTCTGGGCTCCCAGTCCGGGGCGCAAGGTCCTGCACGATGTCATCAACACGAAGGGTCAGACCACGATCAAGCTCACCCTACAGGAGTTTGGCCCCTTCGTCCTTGAACTGATCGAGCGGTCCGGTGCCTTGGATTCAGCCTCGACGACTTTCACTCCTCTTGAGGCGCTGACCAAGCGGGGGTGGCTTGAGCTGAAGCGCTACAGCCACACCGACGCAGTCATCTCCGAAGCCTACTACTACGTCGTTCTGAAGGCCGCTGGCGAAGTGAACTACGGCGACGCCCTTGTCACCGTCCCGGTTGAAGCCCGGGTCCTCAACAGCACCGTCGACGGCGGCTCCGTCGGTCCTGCCTCGTAACCCCTCTCCATGAGCGCGAAAAACGAACCAACCCCCGCCGAGGTGCTGCACGGCGGGATCCAAAACGCCGAAGCCGTCCTCTGGGACGGATCCACCGAGTCCGTCACCGTCCGGATGTTGCCTGTACGCGAGTACGAGGCCTTTGCTCGAGTGCTCGAGAACGAGCCCCGGATGGCGGAACTCCTCTGTTCCAAACCCGAAGGCTGGGGCGACTCGCTCCGGCCTGATTCGCTCGGCCACATCGTCGAGGAGGGCGAACGCATCAACGCGGGTTTTTTCGTGCCCTGGTTCCGGCGCAGGGCCGCACGGATGGAACGTCTCGTACCGGGCAGCGTCGGCCGGGCGGTCCCCGAATATCCATCGCCAAGTTCGTCGCCCAAGTCTGCTTCCGGACCGGCCTGACCCGCGAGCAGGCCCTCGACGAGTCGCTGGCATGGCTGGAGTTCCTCGACGCCGCTGCCGTCCAGGACTCGGCCGAGAAGGCGATGATGCAGACGAACGCCACCGTTGCCGCCGTTGCTCCGATGGTGTCGCGGCAGGGAGAGCACGTTTCGCGCAGAATCCAGAAGGAGTTCCGCCGGATGGCGGGCATGTGACATGGCCACCCAGAAACTTACGATCCAGCTCGGGCTCGATGGCGTCGGGCGCGTCACCGGCGGCCTCCGGGCGGTCGCTGGGGTCGCCCAGTCCAGCCTCGCTTGTCTCTCGCGTCTCGCGCTCCCCATCGTCGGACTCGCAGCCACCGCCATCGGCCTGCGCTCCGTCGCCTCGGGCTTGTCCGAGGTGATCGACGAGGGCGGGAAGCTTGCTGACATCTCTGCGGCGACTGGCGTCGGGATTGCCCGGTTGGTGCGGTATCGGCAGGTGTTCAGTGAGGCTGGCAAGAGTGCGGATGACGTCACGCCAAGCTTCGCGAAGATGGAGAAGGCCGTTTATGACGCGGCCACCCAGGGCGGCCCGGCGGCCGAAGCCATCTCCCGGCTCGGCCTCGACATTGGGAAGCTCTCGGCGATGGCTCCGGACCAGCAGTTCGACGCCATCGGCAAGGCCATCGGCGGGATCGAGAACCCGACCCAACGGGCCGGACTCGCCATGCAGGTCTTCGGCAAGAGCGGGCTCGAATTGATCCCGGTCTTCGATGCCCTCGCCAACTCTGACCGCACCGACCGGGCGCTCGGGCGATTACCCGAAATCCTCGAACGGAATGCCGGTGCCCTGGACGCGATCGGGGACGGTTTCGGCCAGTTGAAGCTCAAGAGCCAGCAGTTCTTTGCCGGGGTCCTCGACCAGTTGGCTCCGACCCTCGATGAGATCGTCCAGGGCTTCGCAGGGATCGATCTGACGGCGGCCGGCCAGAAGGCCGGGGCCTTCGTCATGGTCGCTCTCGACTACTGGAAGGCAGGCAAGTTCGACGAGTTCATCGGGCTCACCATCGAGGCCGGGTTCGAGCTGGGCGTGATCGCAGCCAAGCGGGTGTTCGCCGGGCTTGGCGAATGGATGGGATCAAAGGCCTTCTGGGCTCCCGTCGGCAATGGGCTCCTCACCGCAATCAACGAGGGCACCAAGCTCGCCGCCAAAGCCTTGGTGTCGGTGGTCGAGGGCATCGCCAAGGGCGCTCTCCACGTCATGCGGGCGATCGCGTACCTGGTCGTCGCCGAGTTCAACCGGATCTCGGGGCAGATCGAATTCATCCTGAACCTCCAGGTCCGGGCCGTGAACACGATCCTGTCGGCCCTCGGCAAGTCGATTGGCCAGGTAGAACTCCCGCGGCTCGACGTGGATCCCTCTGCCATGGGCCGCTCGACCAAGGCCATCGAAGACGCTTCCGAAGCCTCGAAGCGATGGCTCGAAGGATTCTTCGACGATTCCACCTCAGCCGGCCGGAGCCTGATTGGGTTGGCCCCGAGCGGTGACGATCTCAGCGCGTTCAACGAGTTGTCTGCGAAAATGGCGGAGATGCTCGCGACACGGGAGGCTACTGCCCAGGCCGAGAAGAAGGTGGCCGATGGGTTGAAGCCCCAGGTTCCAATCGTCAACGCTCTGGCCGACCTCCGTCGCCAGGAGGCCCAGGCAGTCGGACGGCTCGCCGAGTTGGAACGGCAGCGGGCCATGATCGAAGGGGATTTCAGGCTCAACGACGCCCAGAAGTACGCCCAGAAGCTGGCCATCCTGCGTCAGGAACGCGCCGAGATTGAGCGGATCATTGCGCTCCTTCAGCAGAGGGCCGCCGCGCCCGGTCTGACCGAGCAGGAGCGGGAGCAGATCGGATCCCGGGTGGATTCCTTCCAGGGGCGCCTCGGGTCCGTGAACACGGCAATCGGCACCGCCGGGGCGGACCCGAACTCAGTCAGTGACCAAGTCGCGTCCTCGATCACTGGCCTCGAAAACCAGTTCGGAACGACTGCCCAAGCTATCGCCAGGTCCTTCACCTCCGTGATCGGGACCGCCGTCGACTCTGTGTCTGGCGGCCTCCAGAAGCTGATCGGCGACACCGAATACTGGTCGGACCGGTTGGGCAACATCGCTGGGCCGATCATGGGAGCGGTTACGGCGGCCATCTCTCGGATGTTCACCGAGTGGATCGCGAAGCGGGCGTTGATGGCTCTCAAGAACATGTTCTGGTCCGTCAAGGAAGGTGCTGTCGACACGGCAGCCAAGGCCCCCGGCGCTGTGCTCACGTCCATCTCGTCCTACGGTGTTGCTGCTGCCGTCGGGCTCGCGGCCGTGGTCGCGGCCGTAGCTGCCTTTGGAGGATTCGCCCGGGGCGGTTACACGGGCGACATGTCTGCCAACCAAGTTGCCGGGGTGGTCCACGGTCGGGAGTACGTGTTCGATGCGGCGTCGGTCTCCCGCATCGGCCTGGACAACCTCGAAGCCATGCGGGCCGGCCAGGGAATGGGCTCGGCCCCTGGAGGAACGCCCGCATCGGCCAGTCCCACCCAGGTCACGTTCGCCGCCTTCGACAGCCGGCAGGATGCCCGACGTTGGGCGGAGTCCCAGGATGCCGAGGCCTGGTTCGTGGACATGGCAAAGCGAACGTCGAACAGGTGGTCCAGGACATGATCCAGACCACGTTCCAATCGCGTCCGCTCTGGATCCTGGACATCCCCCATGACGGACGGGGGCCGTTCCGATGCGACTTCGAAGTCATGGCGCATGTGGAAACCGGCCTTTCGAATCGGGAGGAACGGCGGGCGCTGGCTTCGCACCTGCGCGCCCGGATCGGGTTCAGCCTGATTGCCCAGGACTCCGATGCCCGACGCCTGGAGGCCGCGCTGCACGCATGCGGCAAGGACCGTGTCGCCGTGCCCCTGTGGCCGACGGCCGTCCTCTGGCAGGATCGGGCCGCCGCAAAGATCAAGGGAGGCCTCCAAATCTTGATCCGCGCCGGGTGGTCTCAGTGGGAGGTTTTCGAGGAAATTGAACCCGGATGGGCCACAGATGGCGACACGGTGGTTCCCCTGGTCGTCGGACGGCTCGAAGGCCGCACCGTGCGCTGGATCCACCCCGACGCCTGCGAGTTCGAGGTGAATCACGTCGAGGCTTCTCCGGCGAAGTGGTCGCTGAGGGTCACCGCCGTCGACTGGCGATCCGGGCCGCTTCCGGCGGGATACAGCGTCGCTCCTTGGCTGTTCCCGCTTGGTGCCCAGTTCGATCAACCCTCTGGGACCGTCACCGTTTCAGTGTCGCGGGAGGAGATCGGCTTCGGCCGGGAACCGGTGGAGGAACTCCATCAGGAGATCGGGGCCATGCAGCGGGAGTCCGCCAGTATTGAGACCGGTGCACAGATCGCTACTGCCCTCCGTTGGGCGGTGGATCATGCGGCAGGAAGGTCGTTCTGGATGCCTCGGCCCACGAGTGCCCTGCGGATCTCCGAGGCGATGTTCGACGGCCAGACGGCCGCTATCGCGACCGATACCTTCGGAGTCCGGGCCGGGGATTGGGTGGCCTTCCTGGACGACCGAATGGCAATCCGGACCTTCGTTCAGATCGAATCGGTCGCTGGCCAGATTGTCCGTTTCGCCACCTCTCCCGGCACCGTCCCCGCCGGGACGTTCATCCCGAGACTCGAACTGGTGCGCTTCACCCGTCCCAGGATCTCGGTGGAGTGGCTGGATGCGGAGATCGCCTCGGTCACGATCCCTGTCCGGGCTGTACCCGCCGAAGCATCTGTACCTGCAGACGAGGAAATCGGGTTCACCCTCGGTGCCGCATGGCATCGGGTCTGGCTCTACGAGTTCTCGCGGACGGTGGCCGGCGTCGTCGAGGTTGAGCGACTCACGAGCCACGAGGAGGACATCGAGCTGGACGGCGTCATCTACACCGCCGCCCGGGTGGACCACGGGGCCATCGTGCTGGGCATCGCCCTGGATCGGGATGAGGTGGAGATCCGCGGATCCCTGGAGGACCTCGACATGATCCGCGACCTCGCCGCCCTCCGCTCCGAGGCCCCGGTGCGTGTCCGAATCCTCGAAGCCTCGATAACCCGCCTTCGCCAGTTCAGTGCCGACTTCGAACCCGACGCCTTCCAATGATTCTCAACCGGACCAATCTCATCGCGCGAATCCTCGCTCTCATCCGTGACAACATCCGGGGCGAGATCAGTGCATCGCAGCTCCGGGCGGTCCTTACGGACGTTACGGACTCATTCCCGAACCTGCTGTCTGACCGTATTGGCCTGCCGATGCTTGCCGAAGACGTGCTGGCAGTCCTTGGCGGGGGCATTGACCCGGCGAAGTATCAGGGGAGTTGGGCACCGGGCACGAACACTCCGACGATTCCCGCCGCCAGTGGGCCGAACACGGGCAACTGGTACCTGGCAGTGTCCGCAGGCACTGCGACGGGGAACGCCGCTGGAACCTACACTTCCGGGGATCGGATCCGGAGTAATGGCACGATCTGGCAGCGGATGCCTGCTCCACCGACCATCATCGCTGATGGCTCCGTAGTCTGGGAGAAATTGGCCTCGGAGATCCGCGACCTTATGGCTCCCACCTTCAGCCCTGAGTTCGTCTATGCGCTGGTTGACTCCAACAGCCGGGTTGCCCTCGGGGTCCGTCCTGACGGATCTCTTTTCGGTCGGTGGTCAATCGATGATGGCTCTGTCACCACCTCGAAGATATCGGATGCATCGGTCACCCTGACCAAGCTGGCATCCTCCGTCACTGCGGCGATGGCCGTGGAAACGCCGACCACTTTTGCTGGGGGCTACGAACTCACCTACGCGATCGTGGACACTGCTGGCAGGGTTGCCTTCGGGGTCAAAGCTGACGGATCACTGGTCGGCAAACTCCCCATCGATGATGGCTCGGTCACCACCCCAAAGCTTGCTGCCGCCTCAGTCACCCGCGCCAAGCTCGAAGCCGAACTGGCTACCACCATACCCGAGACTATGGACCGCCCTGACTACGTGTATGTCCTGTTGGATGCTCAGAACCGAATCGCCTTCGGGGTCAAAACTGACGGATCACTGGTGGGCAAGTTGCCCTTGGCAGATGGGGTGGTGACCCGGACGAAGCTGGCTGCCTCAGTCGGCGAGGTGCTGCCCGAAGATCTGTCCGAAGCCACTGGCTACCTATACACCATCCTCGACGCCTCTGGCCGCATTGGCTTCGGCATCCGAACGGATGGCACGATTGTCGGGAAAGTGCCCGTGGCAGACAACGCGATCACCACATCGAAGCTCGCTTCCGGGGCGGTCACCGAATCGCGCCTGGCGTCCGAGGTCTTGCGGGTCTTCCGGCCGTCTCTGGCCGACCGGGTGCTCGTCGAGGACGACGACGACGGATGGCGGGGGCGGACCTTCGACATCCCATGCACCACGGGAACCGACGGCAGCCTGTTCGTTCCCTTCGCCTCAACCCCGACCCGCTCGATCCGTGGTGTCAACTCGACGGGCACCACCCTGGAATTCCGCCGGTCCGCCGGTCTGGTCATTCGAGGCACACGCTACCGCGGGACCTGGACACCTGGTTCCGGTTCGCCCGATGCCGCGCCTTTGCCTGGTGACTGGTGGAACGTCACGGCCTCCGGAACCTTCGCCGGACTCACCTGGACCAATGGCGATCGTCTGGTTGCTCTTGGGACGGCGGCGGGCCTTGGCGCTCAGTGGGTGAAAGGACTCGCCGGGGAACTGTTCTACTGCGGCGAGTTCAATCCGGTGAGCCACACCCCGGCTGTCATCCGGGATGGCGACCTGTGGCAGGCCTCGGTTTCGGGCGTCTTCGCCGGGGTCACCTTCCTCGCGAACGACCTGCTCATCCGTGAGGCTGGAACGTGGGGGCGGATCGCGTCGGATCCCGTGAGCACGGTTGCGGCCGGGGCCTTCTACTCGTTCCCGGTCTCCAATGCTCGCCAGGTCGAAGCCAGACGTCAGGACAAGGGCTCTACACGGGTTGGCATCCTTGCGCGAGGCCTACGGACCACCAAGGCGCGCCGATCGAGCGACGCCATTGTGATGTGGGGCGACTCCATGGTGAGCACCGGCGGGCTCGACGCGGCCATCTCCGCGCTCGTCGCTCCCAGGACCTTCACCGGCATCTCGTACCCGGGTTCCCAGTCCGCGCAGATCCTCGCCATGATCCAGATGGAAGTCCGGGGCGCGGACGCCTACCGCGGACGCATCCAGGTCTTCTTTCACGCGACGAACAACCTGCTCGATCTGGCCCAGGTCCGGACTGCTGCCTTCGCAATGGCGGACCTCGCCGGGGCCCGCGACAACCGGGTCCTGTTCCTCTCCGTGATCGGCCAACTGGTGATGCAGTGGAACGGGTCGCGGCTCGCCTGCGATCAGTTGGAGCAGGCCAAGGCCGGCACGAATGCCATCTCCGACCTCGAAGCCTGGTACGAGGCTGCTTTCCCAGGGCAACTCGTGAACAGCCGGGCCGAGTTGCTGACCCGCTGCGCGGCCCGCACCACCCCTAGCCTTCACTTCCCCGGGATGACCGAGGGCGCAGTTGCCATGGCTTACGGCATCCTCCCCCTGTCATTCTTCTTCAACTTCGCAGCCGTCCCGTGGTCTGCCGGGGCTTTGACGTTCCAAGGTTATCGGAGCGCTGCTGGGCTGCCGAGTGGCGGTTCTGATGGCGATTATTGGCTCCGGACCGGAGGCGGCACCGTTGGGGCGCTGATCGTCCGTTGGGCCGGGACCTGGAGCGAACACACCTACGACGTCACGCACATGACCACCACCGGAAACCAGGTGCTCGCGCAGGCGTTCGCCGACTTCCTGACCAACAACTCCCTCTGACCATGGGCCTTAAAGTCGTAATCCCCGGCGCTAACTTCACCGACACCACCTTGCCGATCCTACAGACGGATCCATTGATCGTCCCCGGCACCCTGCTGCTCGTGGATTTCGGACGCGCTGAAACGCACTCCCTCGATAGCGTCCCTGCCCACGGGGCGCAGATCGGAAACATCGCGTGGGCGACGGCCGCGGCCGTGCTTGGTTCTGGCTCGCTCTCCACGCTGAGCCCAACCTTCCAGAATACGTTTGTCGGTGCGCCAACCATGGGCCTCGTCGAGCGCACTCCGAAAAAGGGGCTCCACGTCATCACCTCGCAAACGGCCATGGATAGCGCGGGGCGTTACGCCTCCATCACCCTGCCGAACGCACTCCGTGACTACCTGTGGACCAACCTCCCGGGACGCACGATCTACACCTCGGTTTGGGGCCGTCACACGCGGATGGCCACTCAGGGCACCGATGCGATGGCCCATTTCGCCGCGACCGCCTCCCCGACAGCCAATTACGTCAACCTCCTGTACCGCGGCGCTCTTTGGGTACCCACCAGCGGCGGTACCTTCGTTGGGCAACGGTCGGTTCCATCCACCGGGGCGTTGGGAAATTGGTATGCAGCGGGGGCTCAAAATGGCTGGACCGGAACGCGCCCCGGAACCGCTGCCGGGTCCGAAGCAGTGTTTTGGTTCGGTGCACGAGGCGCGTACGAGGGTTTCCAGCGCAACGCTGCCGCCAGCGTTATCGTGTACCGGATCTACATGGAGGACCTGACCACGAGCGGGCGAACCTTCTCCGCTGTCGATGCGGCTGACAAAGCCTTGTACGACGCGGCCTTTGGTTCTGGCGGCCGGTTCGCGTCCGACTCGTTTACGGCAGTCGCAACCCTGCCGTGAGTCATGGCTGAGCTGCACAAACTCACCGTTGACCAGGGGGCTACTTACCAGGAGTCCGTTGAGTGGACTGATCCTTCCGGTGTGCCGATCAACATCACTGGCTACACCGCCAGGATGAACATTGCTCGGACGTATTCTGATCAGGTCCCAATCCTCTCTCTCACGAGTCCCAGCGGAGGATTGGTTGTCACCGGCGCTGCCGGACGAATAGACATCACAATCGCCTCTGACGAGACCGACGGGATGGACGGAGCATATGTGTACGACCTTGATGTCGAGAGTCCTCAGGGCGTTGTCGATCGTCTGATCCAGGGTGTCATCGAAATCAATAAGAGGGTGCCACAGCCATGAGCATCTTCGTGCGCAAGAAAGTAAACAAGGTCCTGGTCAATGCTCACGGCCCTCAAGGCCCGGCTGGCGCAACCGGAGCCACTGGCGGCACCGGAGCTCAAGGCCCTCAGGGGCCTGCTGGGCCAGCCCCCGCTGGTACTGGGCTTGTGTCTGTCACCGGAGGGGTGCTTGATGCGCCGTCTACGCTGGCCGTCCGAGTCGCCGGTGATGCCAGCAACCTGCGCACCGCTCTCGGTCTTGGAACCGCATCCGTCCGATCTGACACCGACTTTCCCAGGTGCGATCTGGTGCAATCTCCATCGCTGACGCAGGAGATCACCGCCCGTGCCAATCTTGGATTTGGAGACTCATTTACAACGGCCCAACTGCTCGCGTTATCGTCCACCGAGTCCAACCGACTCCGTTTTGCCTTCTGCTCAGACTGCTTCACTTCCGGGGCCACCACTGGCCAGCTTGTCGGGGATTTATGCCTATGGATCGGAAACAGGTGGGTCACCTATAGCGACCGAGTCGGCCTGTGGGCTGACCCAAACTGGCCTCAGTGGGCACTTGAAATAGCACGCTCTGGAGTGCTCGTGCATGGACCCTTCCTAAGTGCTATTGGAGACGCTCCATTCGCAAACTTTTCGAGCGGGCTTACGTCCTACACTTCAGGATCAGGCGCTAGCTTGTTTGTTCCCAACACGGATGGCCCTCGTGTGCTTAGGTATCATTCGACTCCCGGGACTACATCCACTGGGTCTTTCCGCGGGTTGTGTGTGTTCGGATTCTCCAACTCTACTGCTGCCCCATCAAGGAAGGCGGCTCTGGTCATGTCCTACATTGGCATTCCGGAAGCTACATCTGCTGTCGGCTTTGATGAGTGGCATTGGCGTCTTGTTATGCAGAGCCAGTTGTTTACGGCTTCTGCCGCGCTACAGGCTGACGAGATCGGGTTTGTCATGGACGACAGAAACTCGCTTGGCCAAGGAGCTTCCGGGGCGAATCTGCGTGCGATGGTGCGCTTGAATTCCGCCACCACGCATTGGGTTGACACCGGTATCCCCGCGACAACTGGGCAGGCGTTTCTTGTCGCTACTTGGGAGCCTACTGGGCCAGCAGCTACTCGTGGGCGAGTCAGGCTTTGCAGTGCTGGGGATTTTGGCTCTGGGTTCACTACCCACGTTGACACGACCTCCACGGCAGCGACCACTGTGTTCCAACCTGGGCTTGTAGGGGCGAAAACTCTAGGCACTGGTAGCCGATTGACCGGCCGCCGATTTATTCGGTCTATACTCTATCGCACCACCGCTGACTCCGGTGGCACCATATCATGAGCCTCCTCGCGTACAGTCCGGAGGTTGTCTTCACCGGCGAGGCCGATCAGGTGTCCGTTCGCGGAGTCGTCGTTCGGACCCGCTGCCTCCCGGGCGGCCGCGCGATGGAACGGATGCTCCCCAGGATGCGTCTCCAACCGGGGTGCAATCACGTCCTGTTCTCACCGGGGTGCAGCCTCGATGTCACGGACTGGCAGTTCGACGCCGTGATCGCTGACCCCGGCAGTCCGGGGTGGCCGTTCGAGTTCGCCCTGAGCGGCCTAGCCCGAGCGAACGGTGGGGCCCTGCCAACCTTCGCCCCGGACTGGTTCGCCGGTGGCTGGATCCGGATCGGTTCAGGAGGCGCGTCGAGGTCTGTTCCGGTCGTCCGATCCAGCTCCGTCTCTGGCGGGGCCTTGACCGTGACCTTGTCGCGCGATCCCAGCCCGTTCCCAACGGTGGGCCTTGCGGTCGCCCTCTGGCCCGGGTGCGACGGGATTGCGTCGACCTGCCAGGCCAAGTTCGACAACTGGCTGAACTTTGGGGGCCATCCCTATCGGCCCATCGCCAACCCCTCGCTGGTCAAGGCCTCAAACGCGCTCACCGGAGGGAAGAAATGAGGCCATGGTTCGAGACTGCCGAGCGCCGCCAGGCCCTGTTGACCGAGGCCAGGAGTTGGGTCGGCACACCCTTCTTCGGGAACTCGGCCTCGAAAGGCAGGGGCGTCAGTTGCCAGAAGCTGGCCGGGGCCCTGTACGAGGCGGTCGGGTTCGGCCCACTCGACGTGCCGGACGCTCCGATGAGCCGCGCCCGGTTCTGCACCGACAGCCTCGTGACCGAGTGGATGCATGGCCGGACCGACTTCGTCGTGGTTCCCCAGAGCGAGCCGCTCCTTCCCGGGGATCTTCTGACATTCCGGCTCCCTCGCGCGGTTCATCATGTCGGGGTGCTCGTTCTCCCAGGAATCTTCGTCAGCGCAACCGAGGACGCCGGGGCCCAGTTCCGGCCGCTGGCCGACGCTACCTGGAGGGCACGACTGGCCGATGTTTGGAGGCCCATCCAGCCATGAAGAGCGCAGACGTCCCCAGTGAGCGGCCAGACGCCGGGAACCTCGATGAGAACGAGGTCTCGACCAACCAGCAGGCGTTGCCCGTCCCTCTCTTCGCCGGTGAGGCCTCGCTTGCCTTGCACTGGCTCTGCAACCCGTACAACCAGTTCACCCGGGAGGCTCCGGCCGAGCGCCCCGGGAAAAAGTGATCCATGGGAAGCGGAGGCAAAGGCGGCGGAGGAGGAGGCAGCCACGACTACTTCGGCACGATTGCTGGATTGGTCTGCGCTGGGCCTGTGTCTGCTTTGGTCGCGATCATCCAGGACAAGAAGGTGATCTGGCCGAGTGCTCAGCCATGGATTTCGCACTACGGCTACTGGTACACCGTCGGGACGATCATCACCTACGGCGGACTTGGGTGGCTGTGCATCACGGACCACACCTCGCACCCCGATTTCCCGCCTGGCATCGCTCCGGAGTGGGTGCGGTACATCCTGCGACGCTCGGATCCTGGCGTCGGGAACCCGGTGGTCATCACGGTGCCCGGGTTCGGCACCGCCATCCTGTATTGGGGCACCGCCGACCAGGTCCTCGACACCGTGAGCGAACCGGATTTCGCGGCCGTGCATCCGCCCTACCGGCGGCAGTGCTTCGTGATCCTCAAGAACTGGCTGTTTGGGCGCGAACGCACCAGCGCACCGAACATCGAGGTGATCGTCACCCGCGAGCCAGCCCAGTCTGTCATCACCGGACCGGCTGCCGCGCTCGATGCAGATCACCAGGCAAACCCCTTGGCCTTCGAGGCCGAGGTCATCACGGACCCCGTTTTTGGGCTCGGGTTGAATGGAAGTTCACTCGATGCCCCGTCGTGGCAGGCGACTGCGGATGCGCTCACCGACAGCGCTGCCACGACGCATCTTTCCCCGGTCTTGAACCGGGAACAAACCCTCCGCTCCCTCGTTGGAGATCTGCTCGAGTACTTCGACGGTTGGCACCGCTTCGATCCCGTTGGCCGCATCGTGGCCGGACGCTGGGAGCACCACATGGCGCCGCCCGTCTTCACTCCGGCGACCACGATCGACCACCACGACCTGATCGAGGAGATGGCAATCGATTCCGAGGGATGGAGCGCGACGGCCTCCGCCGTCTCCGTTCGGTTCAAGGACCGGATGAGGGCCTTCAAGGACAACGCCGTCCGGGCCACCTCGGTCTTCAATCGGGCTGTCACCGGGGACGCCCGCGACCGGTCGGTGGATCGTCCATGGATCGCCCGCGCGGAACAGGCTGCAACCGTCGCCGCCGAGATCGCTCGACTGGCCAGCGAGCCCGGCCTGTCTGGGACACTGGTCGTCCGACGGGAGAAATGCACCCAGATCGAGCCGGGGACGCGATTCCTGCTGACGCATTCCGACCTCGGGCTCTCGGTGGTCTGCCGGTGTGAATCCAAGACCATCGAACCCCCGCCAGCCATGCGGGTCACGCTGCGGTACCGGCTGGAACGATCGCTCGCCCCTGCTCCCGTGCTTCCGTCTCCTCCATCCCTTTCCGTGACCGACGCCCCGGCCGCCGAAGTCGTCAGTCTATTCGAGTTCGTACAGCCTCCTCCCCAGCTCGCAGGCACCGACGCCGCGCTCCTGGTGATCGCCGCCCGGACCACGGCCGTCACGGTGTCGTTGCGGGTTCACCTCCGGCAGGCCGACGGCGACCTGTTCTACGAGATCGGCCAGCAGTCACAGTGGGCGGTCCGCGGAGAGCTTCATGCGGCCTACTCTTCCTCTGTAGCCGTCGAGGACGATACCGAGGCCCTCCGGATCGATCTGGACAGCTCCACCGTCGAACCCGATCGGCTCGCTCTCCAGGCGACCCAGTCGGCCGACGCGGTGAACGACAATGCGATGCTCGTGTTCATCCTCCGCGCCTCGAACCCCACCCAGTTCGAGATCCTGACCCTGAAAGAAATCCGGATCGCCAGCGGGGAGGACTTCTACCGGTTGAAGGTGCGAAGGGCTCGATTTGGCACCTCGCGCCTGGCATTTATCGCTGGCGACCGCGCCTGGATCATCCGACGGGCCGCGCTTGTCCTCCACCAGCACGCCAGCTTCCCGGCCTACGCCAGTTCCGGCACCACCGCCACCTTCCGCCTCCAGGCGCGCAACCTCTTCGGCCGCGAGGCCGATCTGGCCGATGTCGTGCAGTGTCCCAACCGCACCTTCGCCTTCGGCTCCGGCGGCCTGTGGGTCCCAGCCGCCCCCAGCGGTCTGACCGTCTCTACCACGCTCACCGACTACGTCCTGAGTTGGTCTGACAACGCGACCAACGAGGCAGGTTTCCGCGTGGAGTATTCGACCGATGGAACCACCTGGACGAGCGCTGGCACTGTAGGGCCCGGCGTGACATCGACCTCGATCCCGGGGCCGCCTTACGATCAGACGGTGTTCTGGCGGGTGATCGCGTACAACGGCGCTGGGGATTCCGGCCCGTCCGGTGTGGCTGGGGCGTACATCGCAAATCCGGGACCGTAAATGTGACGGCGCGATTGGGTTGCTTGGGTGCTCCCGAGTGAGGATAATCAGCACATGCCTTTTGTCCGCGACATGCCAAGAAATGCCCCTCCGATGGGACTCCGGCACTACAAGGACCTCTGCACCAAAGCCGAGGGGAAGGAATAGTTCGCAATCGTCTCACCCCACGGAGAAGGTCCGCAACTCCCGCTCGAGGGAGCACTTCCGTCCTGACCAGAAGGTGACGATTTTTCCTTCTGGGGTACCAATCCGTTTGCCACATGCCTCCGTCATCGAAGCAGCAGAAACACTTCGTCGAAACCGCTCTCGGAAGGGCCGTTCTTGGGGATTCCCTTGGCTTCCTCCGCGACCAGACCGACTCCTCCTCGGTCGATCTTGTGATGACGAGCCCTCCTTTCGGACTCGTCAGAAAGAAGGACTACGGGAACGTCGACGCCGACAAGTACGTGGACTGGTTTCGGGAGTTCGGAGCAGAACTTGCACGGGTAATCAAGCCATCCGGTTCCCTTGTAATCGACATCGGAGGGGCGTGGATTCCTGGCCAGCCAACGCGCAGCCTCTACCACTACGAACTCCTGATCATGTTGTGTCGTGAGTTCGGATTCCATCTTGCCCAAGAGTTCTTCTGGTGGAACCCAGCCCGGCTTCCAACCCCTGCTGAGTGGGTCACCGTCAGGAGGATTCGCGTTAAGGACGCGGTGAATTGTGTGTGGTGGCTCAGCAAGACGCCTTGGCCGAAGGCATCGAATCGCCGGGTCCTCACCCCTTACAGCGACGCAATGCAGTCCTTGTTGAAGAACGGCTACAAGGCGAAGATGAGACCTTCTGGACACGACATCAGCGCCAATTTCTCCGTGAACAACGGAGCTTCGATTCCACCAAATCTCATCGCGATTGCGCATACGGAGAGCAACTCGTCCTACCTGCGATATTGCGTCGAGAATCAGATCAACCCGCACCCTGCGCGTTTCCCTGCCGCACTGCCCGAGTTCTTCATCCGAATGCTCACCGACGAAGGTGACTATGTCGTCGATCCTTTTGGTGGCTCGTGCGTCACAGGAGAGGTATGCGAACGACTGAAGCGCCGGTGGACGTGCTGCGAATTGAGGGAAGATTATCTCCAAGGGGCGAAGGGCCGATTTGCAGGCGAGGGGGTTGGGGAGTTGACGCAGCCATCCCTCAAGGAGACCACCTACCAAATCCGCCATCCTGGAGCCCTTTGGAACGGGCATGACGGCGAGAAACTTCCGACTGACGGAGGCAGAAAGAGAAAGGCGAAATAGTGAGCGGAATGACGCTGAGCCCGCAAAAGTCCAAGCTCGTTGATCAAATTGTTGCCTCCGCCCGACTTTGCGGAGGCACCGCAATTGTCCTCAATCGTGAACATCCGGTACTGATTAGCTTCTCGTTCGGCGAGCGAAGGTTGAAGGCCTTGTTCTACATCTGGCAGATCACTCACGGCGGCGGACAGCATCGCCCCGCCCACGAGCAGCGGATCCAAATCACGGGAGTCCCCGGCAGGTTTCTAAATGTGCCTGGGGCGACGACGTTCATCTTCGGGTGGAGTCCCACCTACGAAGTCTTCGCCGCCTGGGAATACTCGAGACACGCGGACACTGACTTCGCTCATCGGAGTTCGCCTTCCATGCAGGTTCCCCAAACCGCGCTGATACAGGCTCAATCGTCAGGACTTGCTTATGCGCAAAACCAGTATGCAGAAACCGTCGTCGCAATCCGGCCCGACTATCTATCTGCCTATCTTGCTGAGTGGGCCACTTTGCACAACACGCCGGAGGCTGGCGGAGATGCTCCCGTGGTCAAAGAAATCGTAGGCCAGGACATCGAGGCCCCGATCAAGGACATCCCGGAGGGTCCGAGAAAGGTGAAGCTCGTTGAACTTCAGAGAAAGGTGCGGGACGCCAGATTCAGGACCAACGTCATTGGGGCCTACCAGCGTCGGTGCGCTATCAGCGGGTACGACATCGACATGATCGAGGCGGCCCACATAGTCCCGGTTGAGCACAAGGATGGCACCGACTCGTTGTCGAATGGCCTTTGTCTAACCGTCATTCACCACGTCGCCTTCGATAAGGGGCTGATTGGCGTCGGGCCTACCTACAAGGTGCTGATCAACCAATCGAGGCTTGAAGAACTCAAGCGCCTTTCTCGGGATGTCGGATGGGATTGGTTCAAGCAAAGTCTTCGCGACGACATCACACTCCCAAGCAAGCGAGAGTTCTATCCCGACCCGGAAAAGCTTCGGGTCGGGCTGAAGTTACGAGGTTGGACAGATTCCCAAATCAGGTAAGCCCGCGATGGCCGATCCCGCTCCACCCCACCGATCTTCGACGAGGAAGCTCGTCGAATCGTCGAGCACTTGGCCCCGAAATCTCGGAAGGACTCGGGCGAGAAATCGGTAACACCGTGACTTTCCGGCGAGGCTACCGCCCGCACCGGCTCCCGATTCCAGTCTCGCCTCCTGCCCTTTGGGACACATGACTACTTTGGCCGCCTTTCGACCGGACAAAGCCGGACAAATTTCTTTCTTCTGCTTTCCCTCTGTTTCATGTTGTCGGAAGAATTTGGCAGTAAAGTGGCCTTTTTCGAGGAAACCAGTCAGGGTTCAAATCCCTCCCCTTCCGCCATTTTTCCATCAACGACTTACGTCGCCAGTGTCACCTCAGTGTCACCCGGACATGGGCCCGGACAGGAGGCGGAAACTCACCAGAACGACCGACTGCGGACACAAGGCATCCCACGAAGCGGATCGGGTCGCACCCGGAAACTGGAACGGGACTCTCCCGCAGTGACGCAGTGGAGGCCAGTACCAGCGGGCCGCCGGATATCCCCGCTCAGGCGAGGCGAATCAGGGACAGAGTGATAGAACCCCTCGACGGAGAAGATGGCCCCCGGATCGAGCAGCTCGAGGGTCCCGTCCGCCCTGGCTGTCAGGGTTGCCGCGGTTCTCCAGTTCCCGGACGACAACGTGTCGCGAACCTGAATTCGATAGACCTTCCCGGCCTGACCGTGGAAACGCAGCAACCTCATGCAGGCTTCACCCACTCAGGATGCACCCGCCCGTCGAGGGTGCATCTTGAGTTTGTTGTCACCGTTGTAGGCCCGCTGCCCTCAGCGGGCGGTTCTTCAACGCCTCCTGAAGACAGGCGGCCTACAGGCCCGACCAGCACAAGACTCAACCCGCCCCTCGACGACCACCCAGTCAGCGATTGACACCCAATGCCACCCATCTAACAAGGGGTGATGCCCCCCGACTCTGGTCGCCGTCGCGTCGCCCACGCCGTCTTCCAACCTCGTTCACTGTACTTGGCTCTTGCCATCGGAAGCGGCTGGGCGATGGGACCTGTCAGCGCCCAGCCCGCCAACGATCTGTTCGCCAACCGCATCGTCAAGACCGGCACCTCCTGGTCGGAGACGGGCACGATTACGACTGCCTCGGCGGAGGTCGGAGAGCCCAACCACTTTGGCGGGGATTCCGGCCGTTCGGTGTAG